CTATAAGTCGATTTGTGTCTCCAGGCCTGACTTGAAGACGACTATGAAGTGATCGTCGAAAACGACGATTTTTTCAATCAGCCGGCGGACTAGAAGTTCATCGTATGCAGCAATCTTTCCTGATTGATGCTCCAGGAAATCCATCATCACATTGATGCGCCGCTGCTTTTCCCTGTTGTCAGCATCCGTGAGGGCCAGAGCATCCTTTTTTGCCCGGAGGCTATCCATCTGCTCGGTTAGATCTGTATACGGCTGTTTTTGTTTGACCCGTTCGAGTAGTTCCCCTTGCAGCTTTTTTATTTTTGCGTCAAGGGCTTGTACGGGCTTCTGCGTCCTCTGGCTGATGGCTTCCCGGATATTGTTTTTCATGATGCGGATGAAATTCTTCTTATCCGGCAGGATCCGGTTGATGGCTTTCACCACGACCTTTTTCAGTAGCTCTTCCTCGACTGTTCGGGAATAACATGGGATGCTTAAATTCTTCTTTTTCCGTTCTACTCTGCTGACGCATCTCCAGACAACTATCCGATCTTTACCTTTCGGACTCCAGGTGAGGCGGCGATAGGTTTCCCCGCAATGGGAACAATACACGATATTGGACAAGGCGTATTTCCCGCCACTAATGAAATGCCCGGTAGTTCCCCGGCGGCGGGACCGTCTTTGCATTTCTTCCTGTACGTTCATGAAGATATCCTTCGGAATGATTGCCTCGTGGTCGTCCTCTACATAGTACTGCGGAGCAAGGCCATTATTGATGGCCCGCTTTTTATTCAAAAAATCTGTTGTAACTGTTTTCTGCAACAGTGCGTCTCCCATGTATTTTTCATTCTGGAGCATCTTCCTGACTGTCGACCCTCGCCAATAGGTACTGCCCGCGGCGGTCTTTATTCCGTCCGCCGCAAGATGGTCGCCGATGCTCTGATAACTCCAGCCTTCCAGGAACTCCCGGAAGATGCGCTTCACTACCTCGGCTTCTTCCGGATTGATGACGAGCTTCCCATCTTCATCCTTATCGTAACCCAGAAAGCGATTCGTGTTCACCCGGACCTGTCCTTGCTGGAACCGATACTGTACGCCCAGCTTGACGTTCTGTGAGAGGCTCTGGCTTTCCTGTTGGGCCAGGGATGCCATGATGGTGAGTAGCACTTCCCCCTTGGCATCGAGGGTATTGATGTTTTCTTTTTCGAAGAAAACGGCAATCTGCCTTTCCTTCAGCCTACGGATGTATTTCAGACAGTCCAGCGTGTTGCGGGCGAAACGGCTGACGGATTTCGTGACGACCATGTCAATATTGCCCGCCATGCAGTCCTCGATGAGCCGGTTGAATTCACTGCGGTTCTTCGTGTTCGTGCCGGAGATACCTTCATCGGCATAGATGCCGGCAAATCGCCATCCCGGATGCATTTGGATATAGTTGGTATAATGTTCAATCTGCGTTTCATAGCTCGTCGCCTGTTCATCGGAGTCTGTAGATACGCGGCAGTACGCTGCGACTCGCAAAGCTGTGGATTTTTCTTCTGTTGACTTGTCTGCTTTCCTGCGGGCAGGAATTATCGTTACATTTGCCATGTGGTTTCCTCGCTTTCAATTAAACTGTACATGTATTCGGCTTGACGATACGGGTTCTGGTGCGTTGCCAGCTTTTTCTTCATATGGAACTGTGTCGATATCGGGGCAGGCTTTGGGGACTTTTTCTTTAGCTTATCCTTCCCCCAGCGTTTAGCACGGCGTTCCTTTTCCGCCCGGACTGCGTCCTGTAATTCTTTATCTAAGATAGGCGGATAGAACTCGTTACCACAGTACCGGGGATTGAGCATCAATGCCCCGGCCCGGGAGTGATCTTTCTTCAATCCGACCGCTGCAGCCGCCTTGCTCAGTGACAGCCCTGACAAGTAGGCTCGACACATCCTTCTAAGCTGCAATGCCTCCTTGGGCACGATTCCGATCGTACCGTCAACCATTTTGTATCCAAACGGAATGATACCTCTAGCCATCTGTCTTCACCCTTTCTGTCAAATTCAATCCGCACTTCAAATGAAATGTGAATTCCGTCTGCGAAAGAACGAGTATGTGATCAACAAAGCGTGTAAATGCCTCACCATCGAAAGCAGTCTGCATCGGAAACTCCTTCAGATATTGTATGAGCTCGTCAAGATTCTTCTGTTGTGCCATCTGCTCAGGACTACGTTGCACGCTCCGCTGCTTTTCCAAGGTGTCCATTTCTATCTTCAGCTTGGCCATCTCCGTATTATAAGCATGGGATGGAAGATACCCTTTATGGAGAAAGTCTGCCAACTGTTCCTGTTGTATCCTGCATTCTGTGAGACGCCTGTTTATCGCTTCCATTTTTTCAGGATCCTGTTGAAAGGTATTTCCGTTCAATGCCCTTTTCAGAGTCTCCAGTATAGGCTTGCGTCCAAAAGATAGCTTGTTCATCAATACTATGAAAGCCTGTTGAAGCGCAGTCTCCTTGACGCTTTTTTGCGGACACTTCGAAACATCAGCAAGATGCTGACGGCAAGCCCAAGACGGGTACACAAGGGAACCCGTATACTGCATGCGCCTCTGGAAATGTTTTCCACAGTGGCCACAGACGATTTTGCCGGAAAAAGGGTATCGATTCAAGCTTCTCCCACCCTGGGGATCCACATTCTTTTCCTTACCAAGGAAGTCAAGCATTCTGGCCGCAGCCTCGAAAGTCTTACGGCTGATGATTGGTTGGTGATCATCCTGCAGATAGTACTGATCCCGCTCACCATGATTCACATGGCGTTTAAACTCGTCATCCATATACGTCTTCTGCACGAGGCAGTCGCCGATATATTTTTCGTTTCTCAAGACGGCTCTCACGGTGCTTTCAGCCCACTTCCCTCCCCTTTTGGTCGGTGCCTGCCGCTTGTTGAGGTCATCCGCAATGGTATACGCACCCTTTCCTGCCAGACATTGCTCAAAAATATAGCGCACCCAGATGGCTTCCTCTTCATTGACGATGTACTTGCCGTCTGTGACAGTATAACCATATGGGGCATAGCCGGCTTTGTAATTGCCCGACTTGAACCGTTCCTGGTAGCTCCATTTTTGATTATCTGATATGGAGCGTGATTCCTGCTCGGCAAGGCTGCCCATGAGAGTCACCAGGAACTCATCCTGCATACTGCCTGTATCGATATTTTCCTTTTCGAAGTAAATAGGGATGCCGAGATTCATGAGCTTGCGAACCATCTCAATGCAGTCTGTCGTGTTGCGGGCGAACCGGCTGAGCGACTTCGTGATGATATAGTCTATCTTGCCTAGTTCGCAGTCCGTTATGAGCTGCTGCAATCCTGGGCGTACTTCCTTTTTCGTCCCGGTAATGCCTTCATCAAAATAGATACCGGCAAGCTCCCATCCGCGCTTGGATTTGATATATTCTTCATAATGGCTTTTCTGTGTTTCCAAACTTGTCAGCTGATCATCGAAGCTGGTCGAGACGCGGCAATAGGCTGCCACACGGAGCTTCTTTTTCTTCGGTTTGTCCGGCATGATTTTTGTTACTGTTTTCATCAGTTTTCACCTACTTTCCATACGTATATATCCAATAAACGAACTGATATAGCAAGTCGAATATCAATATAAATCTGATAAATATGCGGCAAAACTGCGCTGGTTAGCAGCCTTCAAAGCAGTCAGCTCATCAGCCGTAATAAGTCCGGCATCAAAGAGCGCCACGGCCATTTGGTTGGCCCGCAGGCAATTGATGGTGCTCTCAAGGTCCTCGTGCGTACAGGTTCGGGGTATGGTAGTCTGTTGTTCAATCTGCATTATCTTCTGTTCCATAAAGCAATCCTCCTTAAAAAAAAGTCCTTCTACCTTTCCTAAGGAGGTTTCGCGACAATTTTTCCGGCTTTTCAGCAAAATTTTTCAAAAAATTTAAAAATGCTCTTTCAGGCATCTGTTTTTAGTCTGCATTGTCTTCATTTCTATAAAGCAAAACTTCTTAAATGCCTTTCTAACTTTCCTAAGGAGGGTTCACGAGAGTTTTTCCAGCCATTCAGTAAAATGCCACAAAAATACAAAAAACTCCTGCAAGCATCAGAAGATGCCTGCAGAAGTCGTTGATTACGCTATTTTTATTATCCGTACCTGCCTGTGAATGGCAATAAAAAAGACACCCGTTAAGGGTATCTTTTAGGCACTGTAAGTTATCTTTTCTATTTCTTCAATACTCACTACTTCTAAATCACCATCGTCAGGGACAGGCGACAATTCGACAAGATAATAACCATCATGTGAATCCTCTAGAATGGTACCTTCACGACCATCCTTTAATAAAATGCAATCTAATTCCTTAGGCCTCATTTTTTCCACTCCTTCTTAAAGCTCATCGCACTTTAAAATTCAACATCCTCAAAATCATCTATTATTTGATTTAGCGATTTTCCATCAAATAATGGATAAATCATTACCTCGTTGATATCATCAAAGTGATGGCAGAATCTCCATACCACATATCTACATTACAAGCAGAGAAAGGATCTATGCCGCATTCTTTTCCTTTGTACGTAAACAAAATATGGCTTTCTAGTGATTCAATCCTTTGTTTCATCATTTCAGGTTTCACCATATTATGGCTTCCATCCTTCACGTTTCGTCCAGCCCGACAAATATCGGATTATATTTCTTCATCATCTTTTGTTCAAAGGCCTTATACTCTTTTTTTGTGATAAGCTTTTGTTCGAGCATTTTACGAGCGGTATGCATCGTTGCTTGGTAGACAGCCTCGTCGTGAAATGTTTCCTTATCCATCCTAAGGGCCTCTTGTCCGTTTACAGTTGTAGTTTTCGCCTCATTTGCTTTAGACCGTTCCTTCAATTTATCTGGGCAGGAAGTTCCCTTCTGTTTCTCCTGTGAAGCAAAAGCAGCAGCCGGTTTCTCCACTTTGGATGTGCTAGGCACTTCCCTATGAACAGTCTGTACGTCCAGCATGGCCGGCTTGATTGCACCCTCATCCTGACGTATCTTCTTTTCTATCTTCGGACGTTCTCGGTACGCTGGGATTTCATCCATAGTAGCATTTACTTTAACCTGTTTCTGCAAATGGTCTGGGCTAGGAGTTGCCTGATGAATTTCCCGAGCTGTATGTACTTTAGCCGTTATCTCCGACTGCGTCGGACGTGGATTTGTTTCCTGAGACAACTGTCCAAAACGATGCTCGATATAGCAGGCATGGCAACAGTACTTCCGCTTACGGCCGCCATAAACGGTGAACTTCTTCCCACAGTTCAGACAGATGTAGGTGTGCGTGGTTTTGTGTTTTACCAGGTCGAGGTGGCTGTTCCACCAGGCATTCCTGCATTTATCCGAACAAAAGCGCTTTTGTTTCCGACCAGGTGTCTGTATGATGGGCTTGCCACAATATTCGCAGACCAACGACGGTTTACTGCCGTCCGGTAAGTTATGTCGCCGGCACCAAGATTTTACAGTATTGATGGATAGATTCAGTACTTTGGCTATCGTACCATAACCTACACCAGCGCGACGCATAATCGTCAACTGTCTTTTTTGCTCGTCTGTCATACGATTTGCCTCCTATTTTAAGTCCGCCAGGTTGTTAATATATTATAACTATATGATACCGTTTTTACGTAAATATACAAGACATTAAAATAAGCCGGCACAGAGTAATGTCACTCCATACCGGCTTTTTATATCTTACGCTATTTTCTTTTTCACATCGGCCACGATGGTCTTCACGGCCTGTTTCATCAGGACGATGTACAGGCGGTTGCGGATTTACACCCACCAGTTGAACTTAAGTAGGGAGCCTTCCTTGATTAAAGCCGAGTTTCCCATGTTATTAATTTCTATAAAATACGACTTTACAATATGGGATATATCCCCTATAATGAATCTAGAGGTGATAGGATGCCTAAAATAAAGGTCGTTTATTATATAAAGAAAGATGGTTCTATCCCAGTCCAAGAATTTATCGAATCATTGGAAACAAAAATGGCGGCTAAAGTTATGCGAACAATTAAGCTGCTTCAAGATAATGGCAGTGATTTACGTCTTCCTCATTCGGAATATTTAACAGATGGAATATATGAATTACGTTCAAAACAAGGAAGCAATATAACTCGCATCATGTATTTTTTCGTTATAGGTAATAAAGCTATCTTGACGAATGGCTTTACAAAGAAAAGCCAGAAAACACCTAAAAAAGAAATAGAATTAGCTAAGAAATATCGAGAAGATTACATGAAGCGCATTTTAGGAGGTGGCAGTGATGAATCCTGAAGTAGAATTTAGCTTTGATGATGATTTAAAAGAGCGTTTAAAAAATCCAGAATTTAAAAAAGCTTATGACGATTTAGAACCCGAATTTGCCTTTATTCAAGCACTTATTGATGCACGGCATGAAAAAGGGCTTACGCAAAAGGAACTTGCTAAGCGAACAGGAATCGATCAGTCTGACATCAGTAAAGTAGAGCGTGGCAAATTAAATATCTCCTTCCGTACCATGCAACGCTTAGCTCATGGGTTAGGTAAATCTCTGAAAATTGAATTAGTTGACGATCATACATAGTAATTAAAAATAAAAAGCCAGTGCCAGGTGATGACTTTCATCCCGCTCAGCACTGGCTTCTTTTTACGCTATTTTCTTTTTGACATCGGCTACGATGGTCTTGACGGCCTGCTTCATCAATGCGATGTACAGGCGGTTGCGGATTTTGACCCACCAGCTGGTCGTGGTCTGCGCTTCCGCTTCGAGTGGGTCCGTCAGGTTCTTCAGCTGTGCTTCGACGAGCTGTTCCACCTCGTCCAGGTCGATGCTGGCAAGGGCAGCTTTCGCTTCGTCCTGTGCGAAGGTGACGATCGTCTGCGTGACGGCCTTGCGGATTTCTTCTCTATCCATTATGCTTCACCTCCTACAACGAGTTCATAGTCTGTAATGCCACGGGCAATGGCTCTGGCAAAGTCATCCTGATCGTCGGCAAGAAGCTGCTCATCGCTTACGTTGCTGATGAAAGCAAGCTCGACGAGGACTGCCGGCATGGCTGTGTTGCTCAGGACATACAATCCGTTGACACCGGGCGTGGCGATCTTCACGCCACGGTCCGTCGTACCGAGGGCTTCTACGATCTGCTTTTGGATGCAGTCTGCCAAGATGCTGCCACGGTAGCTTCCCGCACAGGCCCAGGTCTCCGTGCCGTTCGCGCTCTCTGCATCGACGGCATTGCAGTGGATAGAGACGAAGATGTCTGCGCCACTGTCGTTTGCCGTCCGGCAGATGTCACCGAGGCTGTCGGACTGTAACTGTTCCGTTGTGACTCCTGCTGCGTTCAGGTACTGTTCCACGTTATCCGCGACGCATTTTGCGACGTCACATTCACGAAGGCCCGTGGTGTCATTGACGGCACCGGGGTCCGGATTACCGTTCGGCGCATGGCCGGGATTGATGAATACAACCATTATTTATCTTCTCCTTTCGGTTTCACATTCGCCCCGATATAGCCGAGAAGGCCGGATGCAATGCTCATAGCCAGCTCGTTCAGGGCATAAAAAATGGCCAGTAGCAACGCTGCCGCCAGCGTCACTATGACCAGTGTGTCGGGAATATTGATTTTTTCGATCATGCCGTCACTTCCTTATCACACCACGGCTACTTTAACCGGATGGTAATATCCTTACCGGCATTATAATTAGCTTTGATACGCTCCCATCCTGCAGAATCCGCATTGGATGTGCCCCACATGATTAGACCAAAGTCGGAACCCTTAAGCGCATTGTAAACACTCAAAAATTCAATCGTCGTGCTTCCATCAGATATGGATAAGGCTCGATTTTTAAAAATGGATACAACACTGTCATAAATGCTCGTTTGCAGCCACATGGTAACCAGCGCAGGATAGATAGAAAAATCCCACAGGTTATAATTCGATGCTTTTTGCAGCATAATATAATCCGAGTTGTTTTTAATCGCTCCAAAATGATACAGCGGAATCTCCGTATTATAGTTGCTGTTATTAATCTTCCACACATTCATGGTGTCGTACTTATCTTTACTTTCACCGCCACCTGCTGTCCCCGTTGCGGTACCCGTCACCAGCTCACCGTCCGCTGTATAGAACTGTTTCCCCGCCGCAACGTCTGATGCTACAGCCGTCGTATCGGAAACCTCGCAGAAACGCACCTTGCCGCCACTCTTTAAGGGCAGAAAAATGGCAGGTACACTGCTATAACTGGCACCGGCTATTTTTACATCTACCTTCATATCCATCACCTCTTACTCAATCGTCAGCACCTTCGACGTACTGTCCTGGGATACGGAAACGGTCGTTAGCTGGCCTGTAATCTTAGCACCGTTGATATAGGCTGTCTTGCCACTGACAATCGTACCCGCTGCCGCCGTGGCATCCGCCGTATCGACAACGGAGCTCTTGCCAGACACACCAAGGATAGTCGTCCCGGCCTTGATATTGGCGGCGATGATCTTTGCCTGCTCCGTCGAACTGATCTTGACGGTACCGGTACCACTGTGGTAACCCTTGGGGACTGTGTACGTACCAGAAGCCGTACTGATGGAGCCGGATACTGCTCCATTGTTCGTCATGCTGCCCGTGACGGCACCGGCACTGAGGAAGGCCGTCTTTCCCGTCAGGATATCTGCGGATTCTGCCGTAGCGGACGTCGTATCGTAGAAATCTGCACTCCCAGAGCCACTCGACAGCGGGATACTGACCTGCGGGACGCTTTCATAGGTAACGCCATTGATTTTAATGCTTTTCGACATGTGTACATCTCTCCTTTTATTCCACTTTCAGGATATAACCATTGAACGTAATCTTTCCGTAGTTGGACGGAATCGCTGCAACCGTGACTTCGAGCAGGCCATTGTAGCCATCATCGGCTCGGACGACCTGCTCCGTATCACCGGGGATGATCACCTTCTTTTGATACGTTCCGGAAGGCTTGAGCGGCATGGACAACTGGCCCTGCAGCTTCTTTTTATGGTTCAGTCTGCCTTGCAGATGGTTCATGCGTCGTCACTTCCTCCGTTACAATAAAAAGGCCCGGCGGCACGACCGTATCCGTATAGCCCGATACCGTCACGAGCTCCACATCGTATTTGTAGATGCCATAGGATAAGTCTGCCGTATCCGCCGGGTCCAATAGAATCGAGATACTGTCCTCGTTCCGGACGATGCCATGATCGAGCGTCTTTTGGATGACAGGTTCCCGGTCATGGATGGTTTTCTTTACGGTGAAATACACCTGGTCCTCGCCGCCCGGTACGAAGGGCTCTCCCGTCTGGGGATTGGTGATAGTAAGGACCAGTTCCACCGAATCGCCTCTTGTTAAAATGATACGGCTGCCAAAGATAGAAAAGCCCATGCAATCACCTCCTACGGCTGGCCGTCTTGGTTCTGACGGGTTTCCAGTACATCGAGCCGATGATGCGCATGGGAAGCAGACTCCTCGACCTTGGAGAGCCGTTCGGCCATCTCCTGTCGTTTCCCTTCGGTGTCGTAGAGCTGGCGCCTAAGGCAATCGACAGAATCCCGGAGGCCTCGGACGGTATCGTTCAAGGGCTTAATGACGCTGAAGTTAAAGATGACACCCAGCATCGTCAGCACGGAAACGGATACCCCTAATACCTGAGTCCAATGTTCCATAAGACTTCACCTCCTAGGCGGTACGCCTGAAAATATACACGGCGATGGACGGCTGCATGTTGTTATGGGCCTGACTGCCACCCGTTCGATTGATACCAATGGAGTGCATATGAGCCCCATCTGTCGACGTTCTCCGATTCGACCAATAGTTACTCCCGCCGTCACCAGCGTTTTCATCTCGCCCTCGGGTAATGACACTATCCACGTTATGGCTATGGGCACCGGATGAACCACAGGATGCCGCATGATCATGAGATGGCATTTCGTTCGTGTTCAGGGTATGCTTTTCTTCGCCGAGCTTCTGCCCGCCGGTGTACATGGTCCCGCTATCGGCAGTCCCTGCACCGATCAGACAGCGGCCCATGGCAAAGGCCACCCAGGTCGTACCCGGCCAGTAGTTGGCGGGATTCTTCCCATCCACGGAGATATAGACAGACGAAACGGGAAACGGGCAGGCCTGGATCTGTTTGACCGTTTCCTCTGCCATATCGGCGTAAGTAACCTTACCCCAGCTGCCGTTACTGTGCAGGACCGTGTTTGTCTTACCCGCAGCCGGTGACGGAACGACACCACTCTGACCGGCAACGGTATCCCCACAGCCTGTAAAATCCGGGAGCGTGATATCCTTCGTCCCGTCAAATTCAACCCGATGGATTTTACGAGCTGTCTGCAGCTTGGTGCTGCTGGCAGCGTTCCCTGCGATGCCCTTAGCATGAGCTTTCGGGTCCGTCAGATGTGCGTTGCTATCGGCAGAGGTCGCCGAGATGCGTTCATACAGCCGTTCATCGTTACTTACGAGCTGCGAAATCGTTTTATTCTGCAGGTTGTACACGACCGGGTCATCGGAGATGTATTGCGGGAAGTTGACGTCATAATCGAGGGTATTATCGATGGCCTCCTCCGGCCGTACTTCCTGCCCGGCCCGATTGGGAAAGGTATCGGACCACTTGTCTTTGTTATACGTTGACACTCGTAGTGCCTCCTTTCGTCGTAATCGTCGCCGTCGAGAAGGTCGCTTCGGCGTTCCAGTAGATCTTGCCATTCCAGGAATAGCCAAGGTAGATGGCGTATCCCAAGTGGGCTGGTTTATAGATGTCGATTTGTGTAATCAGCTTCTGGAGTGTCGCATCATCCTCGTCGTTTAGAATGCAGTAGACGCGGAAATAATACTCCTCATTGACCTCCTCGATATGGCCGACGCTGTATAAATTAATGATGGAATTCATGAACGCCTCCGTCGATACATCGACGTGCTGCAGCTTAAAGAGAATCCGCTGCCGCCGGATGTCGTCGGTGTCCTCGGCTTCTGGCTCTATCCCTAAGAAATGCTCGTATAAGGGAATGGCCCAGGTGGCCGTATGGACGAAGAGGTTATCGGCAAAGTCCTGCAACGCCAGACGCAGCCGGTTATGCTCGGTACTGCAGGTATCCGCTGCCTTATGGAACATAGGGTCTTTCGAGAGAAATCTTGGTAAATACGATAAGACGTCAATCGGGTACTGTCTCATCCACTCATTCGCTGGCAAGGGTGAGCACCACCTTTCCGACAACGGGCAGTTGCTCGTTGGTAAGTTCCACATTGGCTGCCTTTCCGTTTAGCAGTAAATCTTTATAATCCTTGATGCCATCCACGCCCAGGATGAGCTTTCCGATCTGGGCGAGACTCACGTAGGAAAGGGAAAAGCCGGTTTGACGGAAATAGGCCATCAATGCTTCCTTTACGGCATCCACATCGGCAGCGCCATAGACGGTAACTGAGATATCAATCACTAAGGGAGCCGGCGAAACGACCGTAACCGTCGCTCCGATCGGCCGCTGGGATTCGATATAATCGTAGACCGTCTGGATAAGCTCGGACGAGGCTGACTCGTTCTGGGCTGTAACGATGATGACCTTCACGGTACCGTTCCCGTTCCAAAGCGGGATGACCTTGCAGTTGCCAACGCCATCCACGGATAACGCCCAGTCCCGGTAATGGTTCGCATTGCCACTCGTGATGGGCTGACGGACACGAAACAGGAGCCGTTCGAGTAAGGCGGCATCGGTTTCTTCATTGGCGCCGTCCGTGCATTTCTCGGGATTCGTCACACTATAAACGTTCGGAATGGAGTATGGGATTTCCGTAATCGTTCCGGCCGTCGCATTGGAAGCGATACCGGCTGCGTCGGCCTGGATGGGAATGGAAACGCTCGTCTCTCCTTCCGGGATGGTCGCAGATTCCGTGGTGTAGAACTTGAGTCCTTCCTTCGTCTGGAACAGGCTGCCACGGATGATGTAGGCCCCGGACTGGCCGGTGACGGTAACACTCCCTACGGCCTTCACAGCCTGCTTGCGCTCGATGCCAAACTCCGCAGCTCGTAGTGTGAGGTACTCGCCCCAGGCGGTCTCAGCAAAGGCGGCATCCCGCAGCATGGCCATTTCTGCGTAGCTGTTCTCGAACTCCACGGCATTCGTATCGATCATGTCTCTGGCAAAGTTCCCTTCGATGGCTGTCTTGTCAGCTCGCGCCAGGGTATGGAAAACTTGTGTCATGCGCTGCTCGATCGTATCTTTCGTCTGCGCATCAAATAAATCTGCCATCATACACTCCTTCCTGCGGTTACGGTGAGGGAATCGTCGCTGTAAATCGAGGTCACATTGACGGTAATTTCCAAGTCATCGTTCTCCCGCTTCGTAATGGTAATACTGTTAATCTTGGCTATATACGGATTGATGGAAAGTCCCTCGCGGATGTTCTGCCGGATGCGGTCCGCCGTATAGACGTTATTCGGCATCGTCCCTTGATAGGGCTCGACGGTAATGCCATACTCGTCATGGTAGGCAAGGTACCTATACCGTTCGGTGAGGATAGCTTTATAAATCCACACCTTGAGGGCTTCGTCCTCGGTGACGGTGACGTTGTTACCGTTCTCATCATAGAGGAACTGCTGGGTATCGAAGTCGTAGCCGTACTCCGTGAACAGTGGCAACGTATCTGCTGCCGATTGGATTGTCTGTGTATTTCGTGCAATGAACGGATCAGCCATGGCCATCTAACCTCACAATTTCGTCTAAAAGTATGTACTGCTGCTTCCTGCCGTTGATGAGCATCGGCATAATCGCTACATACATGCCCGGCTTCAACGTATCCGTCGTAATGACGGAATCGGTGTAATCGTTGTCGATATCGTGGTTATGGGAGGCATACTCTGCATCGCCACTGCCGCCAGAACGATTCTGCGTCGCCGACACCAGGTGCCCCTTCGCCGTCCGGGGATAGTTTGCCAGAAGGTAATGAGAAATCCACAACTCTTCCTTCGTCAGGATGATACCGTTATAATCGACTTGGATTTCCGGCGGCGACTGGATAATCTTCCCGATCTGGATAGACGGGCTATTGCAGCCTTTACTGATGCCCTCCATCAGATTCAGGATTTCGTTATAGGGATTCTTGTCCATACCTTACCCCCTCGATGTCTTGATGATTGTTGCCGGATAATAATCGCCGCCCATGTCAATGCTGCCCTCGTAGTGGTGAAAGCATTTATACACGTTCGAGCTGTTGCCCCAGCACCCGCCGTTGCCGTCATACACAACGACATGCCAGTTCGGGTCGGACTTACTGTAGCGGTTGTACATGATGATATCTCCCTTTTCGAGCTTTTCCGGGTCATACGGAATGGCAAGTCCCGCCGCCTCCGCATCGGCCCGCAGCTGGTCACAGTCCTTGACGTCGTTGTTGTATTCCCTGGCGGCAAAGGGCGAATAGCCAGCCGCGGCAATCGTCGCCCGGTCGACACACCCATTTTCGCCATACGGAGAGACAGAGCCTTCGAAGCCCTGCATACAGCTATCGACGGTATCACCGCCGGCAGCTGTGCCACCTCCTGTGTAGGATGAACCGCTCTGTGGTTCCTTCGGCGGCACATAGTCGGGATTGGCATTGTACGAGGCGCTGTCGAGCTGCTTTTTCTGCTCATCCAGGAGCTGGTTGAAAACGACATGCAGTTCCATGGTGTGTTTGTTACCCTCGATACTATGGCTATCGGACTTGATGAAGAACTGGCCCTTGAGCTGTTCTTCCTGGATTTTGACGGAAAAGCCTGCGATGCATTGGATATTACCCAAGGCATGAACCGTCATGTCATGGGCCACGGTCTTGAGCATGGCCCGGGCCTGAGAGGCGTCGTCCTGCTTGGGGTCCGCCTTGCAGATGGCCTGGATGGTACCGAACTTTTCAATGTCGAGGGTATTGGGCATGTCCCCTTTGACCTGGCCCGTGCTATCAATCACGACGACCTTCGATATCATGTCCTCAATAGATTCTGACACGCTGGCTCCGGTCAGATTTGTTTCGTCACTGATAGAAAACGACTCCACCACCTGGTCGTTCGTGCAGACAACGTTGAACTTTCCATCCGCCATGTAGATGTGGTAGCCTTTTCCATCCTGCGCCGACTGGTAGGAAAGAGCCTGCTTGATGGCTTCTGTCGCCGAGATGTCATCCGCAATGAAGTTGCAGACGACAGAAAGGTCCGGAAACGTCCCTGCTTCGATGCCGAAGTCATTGATGGTCTGCTTGATGGCATCGGCCACGGTGACGTTCGTGTATTTCTTCGTGATACGGGACTTGGCAAGATAAATAATGCCGTCAAAGGCTACAAAGTGCATGAGGTAGGATTCGCTATCTCGGCTGCGGGAGAAGATGCGTCCCTGGAAAATGGGATATGCTTTCTGCGTCGTATCGTCAGTATAGGTGAGTGTCACTTCGTCACCCAGTTCTAACTCGGCATTGGTCCAAGTCTTATCCTTTGTCGTATAGGCCAGGTCGAATTCCAGCTTCCGTCCGGCCTGCTCGACATCGCCGGACCAGTGCAGGTTCAGCATGTACGGCGAAAGGTCCGTATCCTTCGGCTTTTCTTCCTGCTTCGTTTCACTATCCGTCGATGCCGTCTTCGTGGAATCTGTCGATTCACTTGTCTGTTTGGCTTTCTTTTGTAACTGAAACATCGGTACCATTCCTCTTCAAATTCATCGTCGTGAGCTTGATGATATCGCCCACCTTGAGTCCGCCATTACGGACGATGCTGCGATAGATTTCAAATTTACTGAACTGTTCATTGTTGAGTGTGACGGATTTCCCCACCGCCCGGCCGATCACGCTACCGATACTGTCTCCGGGATAGTAGGTGACGTTCTTCTTCACCTTTGACCAGAAGGATTCCGGCCGCTTCTTAAGGCCCGTCGTACTGTCCGGCTTTGCCGCTGTCTGGCTCTGGACGTAGCGGTATTCCGTCAGGGCCAGCTCGTAATACACATCGCCGCTACCGTCCTTTTCTCCGAACTTGAACGAGCTGATGAGGCACGGCATGGAAAGGGATGTGTCAGAGACGTTAAACTGGCAGACCTCGCCGCCCGTCCGCATGACTTCTAGGGTATCGACGTAGGTGTATGGTGCAATCAAATACTGCGCAAAGGGATAGTTCTGTGCCGGGAAGAAGCCCGAAAGCGTCAGCGTCTTGAGGCCGGTTTTGCCCATCATTAGGTAATCGCCATAGTTGTTGATATTGACGGTGCCATGATTGGTGCTAACCGACACCATGAGCTCTGACGGCAAAACCGGAAAGGTTACGGTCTGCGTCCCGGCCGAGAGCGTGATCGTCATGGCTGTGGACGACCGGCCGATTGCGGATAATATAGACTGTAAGAATGAGGCCATTAGACCACGGCTCCTTTCATGCGGTTCATACCATAGAGACGGATTTTTTCAGCCAATGCCTGCGCTACGGCATCAATGTCCTGCTCTTTACGGACGTTCATCGTATCGATGTGAATGGTAATGTTGCCGCTGGAATAGGCCTCCCGGATACTTTCGTCATGCGGGACAACGGTACTACCGTTCGGCAGGTGAACGAGTTCGCCACGACGGTCCTCGTTGATGACAGCAAAGCCACCCTGGAAGTTTTCGACGCCTGTGGCAAAGTGACTGATGCGTGGGATGTCAAAGCCCACGTGTGTGGATGGCCCACCTTTGATGGAAGGGATGTCGATGGAGAGGCTATTCACGGAATCGATGAGGCCATTGATCTGGTCAATGACCCAGTTCACGCCACTCTTAAACGTGTCCTTGATACCTTCCCATATACTCGTCGCCGTACTGCTGATGCTTTCCATGGCACTGTTCCAGGCAGACGACACCCACTGCATCCCGGCATCGACGGCATCCGAGACGACCTGGATGGCTTCCTGGATATATTTGGAAACGGTATCCCAGTTCGCCCAGAGTAAATACAGTGCGCCGATAATGGCAGCAATAACGAGGATGATCGGATTGGCGAGAATCGCTGCCCCGACAGCCCGGATGACGGTAATCATCAATTTCCCCGCCGAAAGGAAGGTCGAACCCATGGCCTTGGCCACGATACCGATGCCCTTGCAGACCGGGATGAGGCCTTTAAACTGTGTGGCGAGGTACTTCGAGACGCTGCCGGCCTTGCTGATGCCGGTCGCGATCGAGTTGAACGTCCCGAAGGCCTTACCCCCGACCGTCAGCATGCGGCCCAGCGTCGAGCCGAACAATTGGAAGGCCACGATGCCAAAGGCGATATTTCCGACGACGGCTTTTCCTGCCGGTGAGAGTTCCTTGAACCAGGCAGCAAGCTCCTTCACGCGCATGGCCATCATCTTGAAGTACGGCCCAAAAGCGACAGCCAGGTCCATGCCGGCGTTCTTCAGCTGGTTCATGGCGATGGCCATCTGCTCGGACGGCGTCAGCATCTTTTCATACGCTTCCTGCGTCATGCCGGCAGATTCTCCCATCTGGGACATGACCTTGGCGAAGTCTCCACTTCCCTTCCCTGTCAGGACGAGGACGCTGTTGAGGGCTTCGACAGAACCAAAGAGCTGTGCCATCTTCTCGGCATCGCCGCCGGTCGCAGTCTTCACTTCATCCAGGAACTTCACCCAGCCGACGCTTTTTAAGTGTGCCGCACTAAAATCCATCCCCAGAGACGCAGCCAGTTTACCCGCCTCCGACGAGGGCTTGAGGATATTACTGTAGGCGGCCTTGAGGCCCGTGATGGCTTCACTCGTCCGGATACCATTCTTCGTAAGGACAGCGATGGAACCGAACAGTTCCTGTGTACTGACATTGAGCTGTGCGGCAATCGGGATAACGTTCCCCATGGACTGTGCCATTTCGCCGAAGGATGTCTTCCCGAAGTTCTGGGCAAGCAGCATCTGGTCGGTGATGGCCGTGGCCTCTTCGGCACTTTTGCCATAAGCGTTCAATACGGTCGTGACGCCATTGACGGCGGTCGTCGTATCGGTAAATCCAGCCTTGGCGGCAATCGTCATTTCCTTGACAAAGCCCACAGCATGGCCGGCATCGACACCAGCAGAAATGGCCTGATAGGTAGATTCTGCAAGGTCAGCGACACCCGCACCCGTTTCGTCACTGACGGCACGGATTTCTTCGCTCACCTTCTGCATGGATACCACGGTCGTATCGACCAGGGTAGACACCTTGGCGATGCCATTGGCAAAGTCGCTATGGAGTTTAAAGCCTGCCGTCGCAGCGGCCAGAATCGGAGCTGATAAAAGCGCCATCTTATCCGACATGCCGGAGATTTTCTTCCCGGTCGATTCGATGCTCTTCGCTGTCCGCTTCTGGATACGCTCGTGCTCTGTGAGTTTCCCGGACAGACCGCTGACGGACTGCTTGGCGGCATCCATCTGTGTTTTCATCGTACCGATGCTGGCGTTGACGCTTTTTACCGTCGGTGTGAACAAATCCTTGAGCCGGATGGCCGCATCAATGACGTTATTGGCCACTGGCCTCACCTCTTTCTGACAGATAGCCAAGATGATATAATAAGATTAATTAAAATACGAACGGAGAGGCCCAATTATGATTGTCAACGACTTATCGTTTCGAGATTTATACCACCAGTTTTTCTTTCTTCCTCTAAGTAAAGAAGATACCAACTTATGGAAAGTCGCAGACCAATTTCCTGGAAAAGAAGATGCAAATGGGGTAATCCTCTACGGGTATATCGACCACACAGCCGGTTTTACATTTGAATTATTATCGATGGGGAGCCTTACTCAAGGTCATCTTTCCATCTTTGAGGGAAACAGTACTATTTCTTCAAAAATACGGTACGGTGCAGTCTCTCAACACGAGATACTACCTTTAGATGAGTCTGTCCGTTCTGGTTTCTTAGAAAAAACGGCCGTTATTGATGATAATTATAAAGACTCAGCTGAAATCGAAGAAACCCGGAACATTGAATTACTCGATGAATTTCGCAGTCCCGAATATCCAGACGACGTTGCCGTTATCATTGTCCATGGAGACGCTAAACCTGAACAGTGCTGGGTTCGATGCAAAGGCTTGACCGAACACAGTATCATTGGTATTATGCTAAACGAGCCATATGGTGATTTAGGCATTCATCGTAATGATGAGATAATCTTTGGTTTTATAAAAACTAAAGATGGCCAGATTCTCTGCGTCGGTCCTATTGAATAATTTTTATATGAGCCCTTCATCACGAGGGCTCTTTTTTATTTGCCTCCGCCTGACAGCGCACGAAGGCATAGAGTATCTGCCGTTCGCCATACCCCAGGGCCATCACCTCAGACGGCTTCATATGGTGATAGACGAAAAGCAGATACAGTGCCTGCGCCTCGCCGTCAGACTGAATCAGTTTTTTATTTCTGCATCGGCCTCACGCTGGGTGACGTACCCGTTGAGTTCCGTAATCTGCGTCGTGAGGTCCGCGATTTCTCCAGCGAGAAACAGCTTCCCAATGACATCGGCCGGGATGACGGCACCGAGTTTTTCCATCAGGTCTTTGTTTTTTAAATCCGGATCAGCGATACCGGCAAGCAACGTCTGTGTCTGGAGCTTGTAGATATCCGTCGACTCGATGCTGCCGTTACTGATATTGACAGCCATCTTCTGGATATCGGCGTAGCGGGCCGGGTCAATGGCACGTAAGGTCACGATGAAGTCAAAGCCGAAAAGCTTACTTAGCCGCTCCATCTTGACCTTCTTCGTCGGTCGTTCGGCCAGCTTATTGGCGATATCAGCCTTTAACAATTTATCGATCATGTTCATGGTGTGTTCTTACCCCCTAGCCTGCTAAATCCATTAAATCCCAATCGGAGAAGGTGAAGCTGTACGATTCTTCGCCCATCTTGTCGACTTCCCAGTCGGCCAGGATGAGGCTGTCGAAGGTGGCGTCCTTGATGACGATCCGTTCCGAGCCCACCGCGTCCTTGTCGTCCAAGACGGAAACGATGGTGACGACGGTCTGCTTGCCCGCTTTGATGTTGTCGTTCATCTTCTTGATCATGTAGCTCGATACTTTATGGAGCTTCAGTTCGCCCTTGCAGTCGTAGCCCGTGACCTTATAGCCCTTACCGACGTGGCGGAGCATCTTCACTTCTTCCTTCGTCAGGTTGACCTCGGCTTTGAAGGCGATAGCTTCTGCCATGAGGTCGCCGTCAATATACAGGTCGGCATACTTGCCGTTCATGACCCGCTTGGCTTCCATGTAGTTCATATACACTCACCCCCTAGATATTGACATTGACCGTAACGTCTTCCATGGCATCGAGCAAGGAAGCATCTACAGCGATGAATACGTTGCTGCCGATGTTGGCCATCTTGATGTCCATTTCAGACATTTCAGCCAGCTCGTCCTTCGTGTACTTGCCATTCGATTCGAGCCAGACCTTGGTCGCATCGACATCGATATAGGCCGTGTTCTGGTCCTTTTCAAGGAGTCCACCCATGGCCAGCTGGTCCAGGTAGCCCTGAATCGCGGTTACCAGCAGGCAGCGGTTCGCGTAGCTATTGGCATACTTACCGAGGTAGCTGTCCTGCCCGGTCGTACGGATATCGTCATGTATCATATCCATCAAATCAACGAGCTTAATTTTCTGGAAGGCTGTCCCTTTACCTTCCATGGTCGTCACGAACGAGTTCACGCCACGGGAAAGTTTTATCTTTTCTCCGTCAAAGAAAAAGAACAGCTTCCCGGCGTCGACCATGGCATCCATTTCTTCCTGCGTCCAGACGTCACAGCCGACAACCTCCGGCAAGGGCGCATAGGTACAGGCAATCGTCATGGGTGTGCCTGCGATGATACCGGCAATCCGGCTGCAGTACTGCGCCGTGGTGTATGTTTTACTCTTGGTCTGGATGGTGGCATTGACGAAGTTGATGACGCCTTCGTTATCCGCCGTGCAATCGGGCAGCACGGCCTTGATACGCTTGTGCTTGTTCGTCCGCATGCCTTTGACCCAAGTGGCAATGGTGTCGATGTTTTCGTCCTCAATGTCTGGGATGACGAGATAATCAAAGCGCCGGTTTTCCAGCGTTTTCAAGATGTCTGTATACCCCTCGGCATCACTCTGGATGATTTCCGCAATGACCTTCCGCGGCGTATTGACGTAGCCCTTAAGGGCCAGCTGCAGCTGTTCCTGATTGTCTTTCGACAATTCCGACGGGATGTCATCCACGGTATACAGATTGATTTCAGTTTGCGATGGCAGCGTCTCTTCTTTCAAGATGAGAAGGACGATGCCGCGGTCGCTGCGTTCAATGGCCGTAATGCCTTTTTCCTTGAACACAACGTTGATAGATGGCATTTTCATCTAGCCTTACTCCCTTCCATTAATTTTTTCATGCAGGATGAGCATCAGTTCGTCTGTTTCTTCCTTCGTCGCCGCTTCGTAGTAGGAAAACGACAGCGTGATCTGGCCACCATCATTGGCCTCGCCGAGGAGTTCTTCCGTAATGGTGGAAAAGCTGATGTGGCGGTCCTGCACGGTGAGGCCGTCCATGAAGAGCTCCAACACATCGGCCAGCGTTTGGAAGATGACGAAGGTGTGAATCGTTTTCTTTGGCACGTAGGTGATGTAAATATCCGTGTCCCGATAGACCATGCCATCATGCAGCGGCGTGGCTACGGTCATTGATTTTAAGAAAAATGCAGGTGGCTGAAAGCCTTCCTTAACCTCCTGCAGATATATCGGGCAGTCCGGCCACTTCGTCCGGAGCTGCTCCTGGACAGCCTGAAGGATATCCAAATCGTGTATCATGTGCCACCTGCTTTCTTGATGAGCCGTTTCGTCAGCTTCTGCAAGCCGTCTTCGAGCTTCTCAGCCTCGAAGATCTTCACGGATTTTTCCGTATAGTGCTGTCCCTCATAGTAGCCGACGACTCTGCCGCTGGCAGTTTTCTTCACATGGCCGCTGTTGAGAAGATGGTGGACGGGATGCGTGTTCCTCAGTTCATACGTGAGTTCTTCCCCGTTATAGCCGGTGACGGTATGCTTCCAGCCTTTGCGGAGCTTACCCGTTGCACCAAGCGGTGTGTTGTTCACACATTCCTTCTTCAGCTGATTGCCGATCGTAATGAGGCCCTTCTCAGCAGTCCCCGGAAACTCGTTCACCGTATCGAGTAATTTTTGGGAAAACTCGTCGAGACCGTGGATTTCAAAGTTATCACTCACCGTCAGTCCCCCTCACGTCTTCCGTGCAGTACAGTTCGAGGGCTTCGTGACGCATATACGGGTCCACGATGTTATCGATACGGTAGGTGTGGTCCTGGTATTTCACCTTCATGTCGTGAGTGACGTTCGGCCGCCAGCGGATGGTGATGGTCACATATTCCGTCGAGTCCTTGCGCTCCATGTCGTAGAGGACCTTGCCACGAGCTGACTTTATTTCTGCCCAGCAAGTAAAGAGCACGGCCTCTTCCATCGTGTCGAAGCCGTGCTCATCTTTGGTCTTTACTTGACCAATAATCTGTATTCTCTTATTCAGTCTTCCCGTCTGCATGGCGCGCCTCCTTAAAACCGGCTACGGCGCACCCCGAAGAGCAGCCATCGCAGCATGGTAAGAAGCGCTGTGTAGTCGGCTTCCTCCCTGTGCTCATACATGAAGGCCGCTGCATAGAGGATGGCCTCATGAAAGATGGAAGCGTTTGCTTCGGCATCGGCTTCCTCGCACCTGGCAATGTCCAGGCACAGGCTTTGCGCAGCCTCCAGGGATGAGACGATGACCTCGTCGTTGGACGTGTCATCGTCGTCAATCCGAAGGTACTGCCGCGCTTCTTCCAGCGTGACCAGCATGACTATGCCTTTGCTTTCACTTCGAGGGCCTTGATGGCTTCGTTCAAAGTCAGGAACCCATCGACACGCTGGCTGGCAAGGAAGCCTACCTGGCCGTTCGGTGCATACAGTTCGTTGAGTCGCTTAAAGGAACGGTACTCCCGATCGGCAATCCAGTAGTAGCTGAAGTCGCCAAAGAGAATCGGGCGGTTCCCAGCTGCCAGTTCCGGCGCAAAGGACGTGCTGTAGCACGGACGGTTCAAGATCGTATCAGGCTGACCAGCCTGGACAGAGGGCTGCCAGATGTAGTTGCCATTACCGTCTTTCACTTTGCGCAGGGCTTTAATCGTAGAGTCATTGAGCAGCCATACGGCCTTTCTACGGTACGGGATGCGCAGGGAGTGGTAGAGGTCGATGACGTCATCGAAGGTGATGGTCGTATTTGCGGCAGTCACACCAAGGTCAGCCGTCGGAAATACCCCGGTCGGTTTGCTCTTACCGTCGCCGACGAGGAAGGCTTCTTCTTCCTTCGTGCCGATACGGCGGGCGAATTCGCCGGCGATATAGCTCGGAAGGTCGAAGACAGAGTCGTTTAAGAGTTCTTCCGATACACGGATGGCCGTGCCGAGCTTGTACGCCCCGATGGAAATCTGGCCGAACGTATCCTGGCTTTCCGGGTAGAGCCCATTTTCTTCCATCCAGGCCGCTTCCCCATGGCCGGTGACGACGGGAATCTTGCGTTCGCTGCCCGTGTGGATGACCGTTGCCAAACTTCTGAAGAAGTTTTCTTCCTGGAGCTTATCGATGAGCATCTTTTCGTATTCTTCCGGGACGAGATAGCCACCATCGGCATCGGTGCCAACGGAGAGGGCGTTCTGTACGTCAATAAAGTTCTTACGGCGGATGCTGTCCCAGAATGCCTGGGTGTACGTGGCGGAAGCGCGGCCTGTCTTTTCGTCTTCCTGTACATGGGCGCCAGGGGTTTCGACGATAGGCGTCGAGACGGGCTTTGCTAGTTCTTTGTCGAGTCGTTCCTGTCGCTCCAAACGCTCGATTTCTTTTCCCAGGTTCACCACCTCGGCTTCCATCTTGTCATAGCGGGCCGCGTCATCTGCCGAGATGAGGCCGTCCTGGTCACGGGCCGTTTCGAGGAAGGCTTTGGCTGCTTCCCAGGTCTGCTGCCGTTTTTCACGGAGTCGTAAAATCATATCCATAATGTGGTCCTCCTTTAATGAATCAGTAAATGGAGCCGCTTCTCAAGGTCAGCGGCCTTGACTTTGTGTTCTTGTAGTTGATGCGGTTTGAGTTTCTGAACGAGCGAGTTCGTTACCGTCATTGGCGTATAGAGCATCGCTGCAGGTTCGCTATCATCGTCTTTTTCGTCATCGAAAAGAATCGAGTCAGCAAAACCGAGCTCGACGGCCTTCTTGGCATTGAGCCAGGTCTCGGCATCCATCATCTTCGAGATTTGTTTCCGCTCCAGCCCCGACTTGATTTCGTAGGCATTCATGATGCTTTCCTTCACCTCGTTCAGCATATCGATGGCCTTTTGCATGGCCGAGCGATCACCCATGGCAACGGTCGCCGGGTTATGGAGCATCATGATGGCTACGGGTGACATACAGACCGTCGTACCGGCCATGGCGATGACGGAGGCCGCCGAAGCTGCCAGGCCGTCAATCTTGACGGTAATGTTGCCGGCGTAATCCATGAGCATGTTATAGATTTGGGCCGCAGCAAAGCAGTCACCGCCAGGACTGTTAATCCAGAGCGTGATGTCTCCCGTACCGGCATTCAGCTCATCTCGGAACTGCTTAGGCGTCACTTCGTCTCCCCACCAGGTCTCATCGGAAATTTCGCCGTTCAAAAAAAGAGTCCGGCTGCTGCCGAACTCGTCAGGTGCCTCGTTATGCACCCACTTCCAAAATTTATGTTTCATTCGTTTCTCCTTTCCCGGCAAAGGCACCGGCATCCTTGAGCTTCGTCATGCTACCGTTCACGAGGTACAAATCGCCGCCTTCTTCCGCCGGCACTGGGTTCATATCTTCCATTTCCCGGATGTCATTAGCGGACAGCCAGCCGTTTTGCCGACCGATACTGTAGCCTGTCATCCGGCTTTCGTAGTCACCGCGCATGAGGCCGTTCACGTTGAAGCGCAGGAAGTACCGTTTCTTTTCTTCTGGAAGAAGCAAGGAACGCTGCATCGCCTGTTCCCACCGGACGACCCATGGGTCCAGTGTGTATTTGACGAATTCCATCGACTGCTGCTCGATGTTGTTGAAGGAACTCTTGTCAAGGTCGCCAATCATGTGTGGCGGGATGCGATAGAGCCTTGCGATTTCATCCAGTTGGAACTTCCTCGTTTCCAAAAACTGTGCTTCCTCTGGTGGAATGCCGATCTGCTGATACTTCATCCCCTCTTCAAGGACAGCGACCTTGTGGGCGTTATTGGAACCCTGGTAGACGGCGTTCCACGAATCGCGGACCTTGCCTGGGTCCTTGAGGACGCCTGGATGCTCCAGGACGCCACTCGGACTGGCGCCATTGGCAAAGAAGGATGCACCGTATTCTTCGCAGGCCATCGTCATACCGACAGCGTTCCGTGCCATGGCAATAGGAGAATAGCCGACGAGGCCGTCAAAGCCGAGCCCTGGGATATGCAGCACTTCTTCCTTCTTTAACGGTACTTGACCATAAGGTTTGACGTTCGGATTTTCATCAGACGTTTTCGTGTAGATATAGAAAATCGTGCCGCCGGCATCGCGAGCCACCTGCATCTTGTCCGGCCGGAGCGGATAGAGACACACGACACGGCCCAGGCCGTCACGGATGATCTGGGCGTAGGCATTGCCCCAGATGAGCAAGTGGCTCATCAGCGTTTCCCTAAAGATGAACGACGTCATTTCCGGATTCGGCTCATCGTGCAGCAGATGGTACAGCGGATGGTCGTAGACGCGCTCCTTCCCGGTCGGTGTGAATCGGTACAGCTGCAATGGCAAGGCGGCCAAGGTCTCGGCCAGGATGCGAACACAGGCATAGACAGCCGTCGTCTGCATGGCCGTGAATTCATTCACCCGCTTGCCGCTGGTCGACGGGCCAAACAGATAGCGCATGTCCGTACCGACGTAGTAATCCTTGGGTTTATCTCTAGATTTGAACAGATGGGATAAAAATGGGATGCTCATAGAATACCTCCTAATGTTTCTTATGGACTTTCATGCTTATTTCATTTATAATATAAGCATGAAAGTTGGTGATACAAATGAATACCATTCAAGCATGTATGGATGCCTCCGGCATGCTCCTTACCGAAAATGCACGGAAAAACGGCATCAAGAAACATGAATTTTATCAATTTGTACAAAGCCATCAGTTTGAAAAACTCGCGCATGGGATTTACCTTTCCCCAGATGCCTGGGAAGACGAATCCTATGTACTTCATATGCGATATCCGCAGGCTGTCTTTTCCCATGACGAAGCACTGTATTTCCATGACCTTGTAGATCGGGAGCCCTTGCAACCAACCGTCACCTTGTATTCCGGGTACAACACAAAGACACTGAAAGCTTCTGGAATCAAAGTTTATACAGTCAAGAAAGACCTTTTGCCACTCGGAAGGATTATGGTGACAAATTCCTTTGGCCATGAAATTCCGATGTATGATCTCGAACGGACAATCTGTGACCTTGTACGCAGCCGCAGCCATTTTGAATTTCAGGATTTCCAATCCGCCCTCAAGCGTTATGCCAAGCGAAAAGACAAGGACCTGAACAAGCTAATGCAGTACGCAAAACAGTTTCGTGTCCAAAATGTTCTCAAAAACTATCTGGAGGTACTTCTCTGATGAAACTCTCACCTGCCCAGCTCAAAGGGCGCATCAAAAGCCTTTCCCAAAAGAACCATGCCGACGCCAGAGTACTGATGCGCATCTACATGATGGAGCGATTTCTGGAACGTCTGTCTGTTTCGAAGTACCGTGACCATTTCATCATAAAAGGCGGCATTCTCGTCACCTCTATGATTGGCATCGCACTACGTTCGACCATGGATATTGATGCTTGTATCAAAAATGAAAATCTGTCCGAAGAACATCTGCTCGAGATGCTACAAAGCATCAGTAGTATTGATCTGGAAGACGGTGTTTCCTTTCGGGTAAAGCATACAGAGCAGATTATGGATGAGATGGAATATCCTGGCATCCGCGTTGCTATGGAAGCGACGATTGGACCTATGCCTATTCCCCTGAAACTCGATATTTCAACGGGTGATGTCATCACGCCGCGTGAAGTCGAATATGACTATCACCTTCTGATTGAAGACAGAAGTATCTCCCTCTGGTCTTATAATCTTGAAACGGTTCTGGCAGAAAAGCTGCAGACCGTATTAGCCCGTGGCATCCTTAATACCAGAATGCGTGATTTCTACGATATTCATGAGCTTTCTCGTCTTTATGCCGATTCCATTGACAAAGGAATTTTTCGGTCTGCGTTTGATGCAACCTGCAAAAAACGAGGTACTGAAAAACTGGTTACAGAGGGCAGTCATATTTTGCAGGCATTATTGGATGATTCCGGATTGCACCATTTATGGCAGTCTTATCAGAAGAAGTATGCCTATGCAAGTGAAATTCCCTACCAGGATGTTCTTCAAAGTGCCTTTTCCCTTTTTCAAATACTAATGGCTTAAATCAAATCTTGCATGAGGTGATTATCATGAAAACATGGAAAGATTATAAAAATCACGCCAAGTCCATCAGCAAAGAGGAAAAGCGCAATATAGTACGCATTGAAAAAACTACTGAAACATATGCCAGCTGCTTCGTCAAGTGAAATCCATCAAAACGAAATAACTCCTCTTTCATCATAAACGCTGCCGCCGTTATCGTTCCGGATACAACGGTCCAGTGCCATGATGGTAGCTACAATTCCGTCGATTTTTTCGACGGATTTTTCTTTGTCCGGCTTGATGTTACCAGCCGGGTCCTGCCGCATGACGACGTTCCCCGCCATCCACTTGAGGACGGGATTGCCGCCGTGGATAATATTACCTTCCATCAGGAGCTTGTAGAGTTCCTTCGACGGAGGCGACATATCCTTGTAGCCCTGGCCGAAGGGCACGACGGTAAAGCCCATATCCTCCAGGTCTTGGACCATCTGTGTCGCATTCCACCGGTCAAAGGCAATCTCATGGATGTTGTAAATCGTCCCCAGGTTCTCGATGAACTTCTCGATGAAGCCATAGTGGATGACATTCCCTTCCGTCGTCTGAATGTATCCTTGACGCTTCCACACGTCGTAGAGCACGTGGTCCCGCCGACAACGGAGCTCCAGTGTATCCTCCGGCAGCCAGAAGAACGGCAGGATGATGTATTTCTCATCCTCCGTCCGTGGTGGAAAGGCTAATACCAATGCCGTGATATCGGACGTACTGGAAAGGTCGAGCCCGCCGTAGCACATGCGGCCACGCAAGGAATCCATATCGATGGGAATATTTCCCCGATCGTAAATCTGCTCCGGTATCCAGCGGATGCTAGCCGACGTCCAGATATTCAGCCGCAGCTGCTTGAAGACGTTTTCTTCGGCCGGGTTTTCGAGGGCGTTTTTGAAGGCCTCTCGGACGCGGTCGATCTGGATGGTGTAACCAAGTGACGGATTCGCTTTGTACCAGTTTGCCTCATCGGTCCAGTCGTCTTGCTCCGTTAGGCCATAGACCACCGGGTAGAAGGTCGTGTCTTTTTTCCGGCCCTCCATGATATCGAGGGCCTTGGTATGAAGCTCATAGCAGATGCTGTTCTTGTCGTTCCCCGCCGTCGTGATAATGAAGAACAATGGCTGTTCTCGAGCGTCCCCAGAGCCTTTCGTCAGGACGTCGTAGAGCTTTCTATTCGGCTGAGCATGGATTTCGTCGAAAATCAGACCAGATACGTTAAGGCCGTGCTTGGTCCCTGTTTCGGCAGATAGCACCTGATAAAAGCCGGCATTTCGGTAGTTAATGATCCGCTTACCTGCTGTCCGAATCTTAGACCGGCGCATCAGGGCTGGGCTCATCTCAACCATCTGCCGGGCTACATCAAAAACGATGGATGCCTGGTTTCGGTCGCAGGCTGCGCCGTACACTTCGGCGCTTGGCTCGTTATCAGCGTACAAAAGATACAGTGCAACAGACGCAGCAAGCTCACTTTTACCATTTTTCTTCCCGATTTCGATGTAGGCCGTCAGGAACTGTCGTTTCCCATCAGCTTTGACGATACCAAACAAGTCCCGGACTATCTGTTCCTGCCAAGGCAGCAATTTAAAAGGCTGCCCAGCCCATTTTCCTTTCGTGTGACACAGGTTTTCGATGAAAGCCACCGCCCGGTCTGCCTTCTCTGCATCGTAATGGGAATCAGGCAGCATGAATTGGGACGGTGTATATTTCCACTCCATCAGCGGCCTCCCAGGATGAGTTCCATTTCATCCACTGTATTTTCGTTGCCGTTGGCTTCTCCAATCAGTCGGCTCCGGGCAGACGGCGTAAGACCGAATTGTTCGCAGAACTTTAGCATGATTTTGAGATTCGTCTGGGCGATGGAAACCTGCGGTACCTGCTGCAAGTAGCCGTTCGGCGTCCGGACCATATCACCATGCTGAGTGATGAACTCTTCTGCCGCCTTCCACCTTGCGTAGGCCTGGCAGTAGCCAGCGAAGGCTGCCATATCCATTTCGGTCAGCATCCCCATCTCGGCCAGAGCCTTGCCGAGCCGTTTCCATTCTGTCTTGGCATCGTCTTCAAGCCAAGACGGACACTTGGGAAGTTTGCCCTTCATCAGTGGGTCCTTCTTGTTGAGCGGCCGATGACCGGGATTCCCTTCTAATATTTTAAGCGCCGTAGGCTTTGGTTTTCGTCCTCTCGTAGCCATAGCCGTTCACCTTCTTTCTGTATAGGAAAGGCATCCGCCGGCAAGCGGATGCCTTGTGCTTTCTAATTGTACTTTTCCATCAGTTGCTTGAATACTTTCTTTGCGATGGCGCTCTTCGGTTTCTGGCACCAGCCGCGTTCGTACATGACTTCCGGTTCACCGTTGATGGCGATCCAAAGTTTGGAAATCCGGCCTTCGTTGATGCCGAAAATCGAGCCTTCGTCGAAGTGTTTGACTTCCCACCGTACCGTGTTTTTTCCAATCTGCATTCTGCCCTTTGTCCACATAGTTTGTACCTCCGTTTGTCGTTTGTGTGTTTTCCCTTTCGGTACTATATATATCACTCTGAATGGACATAATAGCAAGTCTTTTATGCAAGAAATGTAAATAAAAATATGTAAGGAAAAGGCACCCGCCTACCTGCGGATGCCCGTTCCCTTTTCTCTTAGTACAAGGCTTCGAGGGCTTCGTATTCCTTCTTCAGCCGAATCAGGTCCTGCGCGATGCAGGTCTGGCGGAACCGATTCTTGCAACCTCGGCCTTCCTTCGTGAGTCGGTCGATTTCGGCTTTCCGTTTCTGGAGGACCTTCAGGCCCGTGCCCTTCTTCAACGTTTCGCAGTCTTTTTCAAATCTCGTCATCACCAGTCCCTCCTTTTACAGTTCAATGATTCCGTAAATCCGGCTTTCACTTTTGTAAATTTCTCTGCCGTCTGAAGTGGTCTTCCAAAAGGTGTAACGTACTTCCTGGTCCATGCTGCCTTTGTAGGTTACGCGCTTGCCGTATTTCGCTTCAATCCCGTCCAGGTGTACCCGGATGCTTTTCTTGTTGACCTTGATGATGGTGCCCGTCCAGGTCGTTGCCTGAATGATGATGCCGATGCAGTCGCCTCTGTAAGCCTTGATTTTCATTCCCGTGTTTGCCTTCATGATGTTTGCCTCCGTTTGTTTAGTGTGTGTTCCCTTTCGGTACTGTATTAATCACTCTAAACGCACATAATAGCAAGTCATTTTGAGAAAGATTATTCATAACTATCCATAAACTTGTGCATCACGGCGAGGATTTTTTCCTGCTCGTCCGGCTCGATGCCGAGGGTCGTAAGTGCCTCCCTCGTGCCGCAGTCGGGGCAGATGAGGGTCTGGCCGTCCTTTCGGGAAAGCGCCGGTACGGCGCGGTAGGCTTTGCCACAGATTGGGCAGATACGTTCGGGTTGTCTTTCGTTTGTCTTCATGGTGGTTTCCTTCCTTTCTGAAGGGATTACCCTTCTACCACCTCAAGACCGCCGAAGCGGTCGAGGGAGGAGGCAGAAGGCTGATTCCTTAGCGTCCGAAGCGGAAGGCCGTGTCGCCGGCGAGGCGCTTGGTGAGGATTTCGCGGGCCGTCTTAAATTCGTCCCCGATGAATCCGAGGCGAAGGAGCCAAGTCCGCATCGCGAATTTCGGGTTCTCCGTCTGTTGGGGTTTCGGGCTGGCGGTTTTTACCGTCTTGGCCATCTGGGAAAGGGCCATGCAAAGCTGGATGTAGCTTTTCAGTTGGCCGGCGTGGAGGCCGTTCTTCTTGCCGTTCGCCGGTGCGTCGAATTGGAAGAGACGGAACTCGATGGTGCCTTTCGTGAAGGTGGCGTGGAAGTTCAGCATATGGTACCGGCTGTCGTTGTAATGTTGGTGGCGGCCGTAGTCGGCACCGTTTGCCGTGTACCAGACGTCTGCGAAGGCGGCCATGGTCTTGGGCTTTTTCTTGTTGACCTGTTCGAGGAACTTCGGGTCGACCGTGCGGCAGTAGTGGCTCATGCGGCGGCGGTCCAGGTCGAGGGCGTCGGCCAGAAGGTGTTCGTGGCTCGCCATGATGTTGGCGAGGTTCCGCATCGTCTGCGGCGTGTGGCCCTTGGCGCCGATGTGGATGTGCACCCCGCAACCCCGTGTGGCGTCGCTCTTGGCGCCGGCCTTGCGGAGCTTCCGAACCAGTTCCTGCAAGGTTTCCATGTCGGCGTAGGTCAGAATCGGCGTGACCAGTTCGCATTTTTCTGGTTCCGGTCCGGCGATCGAACCGTCGCGTTGGAATTTCCATTCCCGGCCTTGTCCGTCCCAGGCGCTCCAGGTGTCGTAGCCGTTGCGGCGGGCGGTGTATTCGTAGCGGCGTGTGCCGAAGAAGTCGGCGGCCAATTTTGCGGCCTTTTCGCGGCGGATGCTGTTCATTTCAATTTCGACCCCGATGGTCTGCTTCTTCATATTTTCGACTTGCTTCATCATTTTTTCGTTCATGGTATGTGCCTCCTTGTTTTAAGCCTTTCGGCTTTTCCTTCTTGCATGTGTATATTCGCTCTAAAGGCACATAATAGCAAGTCTTATTTGAGAATAAATATTAAAATAATTCAATCATCGCTGCATACATTCCACCCTTCTTTCAGCTTCTGGAAGATAGTCAGGTAGCGGTCTTGTTCGCTCCCCTCGGTGGCACAGACACCCTGCCAGAAAAAGTCCATGGCTTCCTTCCGGCTCGGCCACACCCGTTCTTTGCCGTAGCAGATGGTACGGACAGCATCGACTTTCCGGACGGCGTCCTCGCCGTAGATGACGTTCAGGCTGGAGCCGTTGTCCCAACGGACGAGGAGCGACCCCGTGGCGTCCACGCCCCGTACAGTGCCCTGTGTGCCCGCAGGTGGGGCTTGTACGTCCTCCATGCGAATCAGTTCGACCCGTGTTCCTTTTGGGTATTCTCGGCGAAGTTCTGCAATGATTTCTCTGTTCGGCATCTTCATGATTGGCATCTCCTTTGGCATATCACCGGCAGGCTCTCAGGCCCGCCGGCTTCGGTTTTTCTTAGAATGTGAAGGCGAGGGCCGCCGTCGTTTCGTATTCGCGGGTGTGGAAGTCCTTCGTCCATTTCTTGATGGTGATCAGGCCTTGGAGTTTGCAACCGAGGCTCTGGAAAATCATCGCCTGATTCAGGGCATCCGTCGCCGTGCTGGAGTAGGTGAATTCCGTAATTCCGTAGGCCTTGAGGGCTTCAAGTGTCTGCGGAATCCGGTCATCCCAAAGGGTGAGGCTTCCGCCGAGGTCGATGCGGTCGTTGCCGCGTTCCTTCATTTCTTCATAAAGTTTGTAAACCTGAACGTAGGTCCGGCCCTTGCCTTCCTGCCCCTGCCGCAGGGCCTTCATCTGTTCGCGGCATTCATCCATCGCCTGTTCGTCCTTGGCGTGGTAGGCCTTGTCGTAAGCCTTCTTGATTTCCTGTTCCCTGCTGTAGTCCTGTTCGAAGTAATTGTTTATCATGGTGGTTTCCTCCTTGTAGGTGTTTGTTTTTTCCTTCTGACATATTAATCACTCTTTTCGGGACTAATAGCAAGTTAATTATGTAGATATTTTGCAAGTTTATACATATTTATTTAAGAGGAAATCGAACCGATCAGATTGATTGCACATACGTTCGATTTGCGGTCCTGAAGATGCCGTAACATGGTAAAAGCCGGAAACACTCTGGTCTCCGGCAGCTTGATGCCCCTGCTTAAAGGCTAAAAACGATTGCCCCTTTCTTTTCATACTTGCGTGTAAAGGTGTTTTTATAACAGCTGTTGATTTCAGTCAGGCCCTCCATCCTGCACCCAAGTTTCTGTAACTGTAATGCTTTATCAATGGCATCGGTCACGTTGTCGGAATACGTAAACCGTGCAATCCTAAATGCTTTCAACGTTTCAAGCAGTGCGGGAATCTGCTCGGTTCTGATGGAGTACCGTGAATCAAAGTCGATGCAGTCATTGCCGCGTTCCTTCATGGATTTATAAAGTTCATACACCTTGAGGTAGGCCTGGCCGCGATTCTGTTGCTGGATCTTGAAAGTTTCGTAGTCGTTCCTGGCCATTTCCATCCTCTGTTCATCGTTTGCCGCTTCTGCTTTATCAAATGCCATTTCAATTTCCTGTTCCCTGCTGTAGTCCTGTTCGAAGTAATTGTTTGTCATGGTGATTTCCTCCTTGTATGTGTTTCTTTTACCTTCTGACATATTAATCACTCTTCTCAGGATAAATAGCAAGCTAATTATGTATATATTCTGCAAGTTTACACATAGTTATTTAAGAGGAGATAGTGGCTGTCAGGTCACTTGCACATACGTTCGATTCTGGGTCCTATGGGGTCTCAACGTACCAGAACCCCATAGGAAGGAAATCGTCAGGCTTCGTAGGCCGACTGTTCGATCTGCAAGTCTTTCTTCGCCTTACCGTTCTTGAAGGCCGCGCTTCCTGTAAAGTTGTGCAGTAGGACCTTCCGGTCAACTTTGTACTGCGGCCCGATAAAGCCGAGGCGCAGGAGGAAGCACCGGAAGCTGTACTTCTCGTTCGTCACGGCATGCTCTGTGGCATTCACCCGCTTCACTGTCTTAGCCATATGGCAGAGTTTCTCGATGAGGTGCGTCGTGGCCTGACACCGTTCGGCTCCGGCATCGGCAGGAATCCAGCCAAAGGAGATGGCCTCATCCGTTTCCCCAATAATCAGGTCATCTGTCGTACCGAGTGCTTTCTTGAGAAGCGTGTGTTTCGAGCGGATGATCTGGCGAAGTTTGTCGAGGTCGGCTTCTGTGAAACCATCCCTTGGCATCTTAATGGTTACTATTGCCTGCGGTGCTTCTGTTTCCTGCGGGATAATCATCGGCAGGTATGAAGCTGTTCCCGCTTCTTCAGTTTCGGCTGTTCCTTCGTTCGATTCGTCCGGTATGAAGCCTACTGCCGCCAGTTGGATGAGCAACCGGCGCAGTTCTTCGGTGCTGACGCTGTCGGCCACTTCCATCGTACCCCTGCAGTCGATAGTGTACGGGCCTACCTCAAATGCGAATTTCGGCTTGCCCGGATGGTAGACAGCCCGGTTATTTGTCAGTGCGCTGACGGTATCCACTAAGGTCTTGCGTTCCTGTCCTTCTACATGGAATGATAATGTTTTCATGGTTTGTACCTCCTTGTTTTTCGGTACTACATATATCACTCACCTTGGGAATAATAGCAAGCCTATTCTGTGGATTTTTCAGAAAAATATACGATGCCGGCCAGTACGAAGAAGACACAGGGAAGGGCCACACCGTTTCCCCACATCTTGTAAGCCGCCGAGTCTCGATACGGCTCCTTCAACCACTTGATGATCTGGTTCCGAGTCTTCGGTTTCTTCGCCTTCCCTACCGCCAGACGATGCTCCTCGAAGACATCCATCCAGAACTGTATCTCCTTCTCCGTCGGTGCCAGCTGCTCCAGCCCGTCGCACCACCATCCGGGGAAGCCTTGGAGGCGGGCGCACTCGATTGGAGTCAGTCGGCGGACCGCGCTGTGACGGTTCACCAACGGCGGATCCTTGTAGTCCGTCGCTACTAGGGAGCCAGCCACTTCTTCCGATGCCGATGTGAAGTAGGAGTTCTTGCTGGCACAGTAAGCCAGTTCGACCACGGCAATGCCGCCGTGGTTCGTCCCGGGGACGTTGCCGGTGCGGTCGACCGTCCGGCTCGTGTCGCTCTCGTAAGCATGCGTACGGCGGTTAATCGTGCCGTCCGAAGACTGCCTGACATCAAAGGTCTTCACTTCTTCCACAATGGCAATGCCGCCCTGGTTGCAGCCGGGATTTCCACCATTAGCATCGAGCGTCCTCGCCGTATCAGCCTTATAGAATCCAGAGTGTGGGTTCGACGATTTCATGGCATTGCTGTCTTTCGAGCTGATGCCATAGGCCTCACGGCTGACTACCAAAGGCTGGTTGTTGCCGCCCGTGCCATAGTGCGCCGTCAGCGTCGTATTGACTTCGAGCGGCCCGGTGTACCTGGCGTCCTTGCCGTGGTTCTCGAATACATCCTGCCTGCGGCCCATCACCAACGGCGGGTGATGGGATTCGGCCCGGAGAGTGTTTGCCACGCCTTCAGTCACGTCCATGCGGATACCGCCCTGGTCATTCAGGCAGAGCAGGCCTGGTTCCGCAGCGCTGCCTCCAGTACATCCGGCAGCTTCTTGCCACGCTCGGAAGCCCGCCGCAGAATACCCTGACAGGCCCTCGGACTCAAATAGTATTTCTCCGGCACCTCGTCCAGCAAAATCTGCGACAAGGTAGATGCGTTCTCTTCGTTGGGGTACGCCCCAATACTGGGCGTCAAGGAGCCGCCAGGCCACGGAAAAGCCGTCACCCAGCACAATCCCGGCGTTCTGCCACTTCTCGTATCGAGGTATTGGAACCCCGGGCTTTTTGATCTGGCAGACCTCTTCGAGGACCGTACGGAAGTCTTCCCCGCCGTTGCTGGAGAAGGCGCCCTTGACGTTCTCCCAAACAATGTATCTTGGATATAGTCCATTCGTTTCTTCCCTCATTTCCCTTACGATGCGGATGGCCTGGTGGAAGAGGCAGGACTGCTGCCCTTCGAGGCCTTCGCGCCGTCCTGCGATTGACATGTCCGTGCAGGGGCTGCCGAAAGTGATGATGTCCACCGGCTCCAGTGTGTGTCCGTCGAGCTTGTTGATGTCCCCGTAGTGCTTCACGAACGGCAGCCGCTTCGTCGTCACCCTTATAGGGAACGGCTCGATTTCCGAGTTCCACACTGGGGTGATGCCCGCCAGCATGCCGCCGAGTTCGAAGCCTCCGCTGCCGGAAAACAGGCTACCCAGCGTCAGTCCGTCATTCATCGGCACTCACCTCGCTGAACGGCAGTTCGTTTCCAGCCCGCAGGACTTTCACATTATCAGAAGAGCCTGCCTGCTCGATGTACCGCTTCACGATGACATCGACAAACTTTTCGTCAAGTTCGATGCCGCAGCAGATACGCTGTGTCTGTTCGCAGGCAATGAGCGTGCTACCGCTGCCAAGGAATGGGTCCAGTACGATGCAGTTCGTCATGGTCGAATTCTGTATCGGATAGGCCATGAGTGCCACCGGTTTCATGGTCGGATGGTCCTTACTTGCCCGCGGTCTGTCGTATTCCCAGACAGTAGTCTGTTTCCTATCCGAATACCACTGATGCTTGCCGCCCTTCTTCCATCCGAAAAGGCACGGCTCATGGATCCATTGGTATGGGCTGCGGCCCAGGACCAGGGCGTTCTTCTTCCAGATACAGCAGCCGGAAAGGTAGAAGCCGGCGTCCTGGAAAGCCTTACGGAAGTTCAGCCCCTGGGTGTCAGCGTGGAACACATAAATGGAGCCATCGGCTGCCAGGTTCTGTTCCATGTTGACAAAGGCGCTGAACAGGAAGGTGTAGAACTTATCGTCTGGCATGTTGTCGTTCTTTATCTTGCCTGCGGTTTCCTCGACGTTGACGTTGTACGGGGGATCCGTCAGCACCAGGTTTGCCGTTCGGCCATCCATCAAACGATGATACGTTTCGGGAATCGTAGCATCGCCACAGATGACCCGGTGTCTGCCCAGGAGCCAGATATCACCCGGCTTCGAGAACGCCGGCTTCTCCAGTTCCTTCTCGACATCGAAGTCATCTTCCTCGATTTTCTTGTTATGGACCTTGGAGAAAAGCTGCTCGATTTCCGGGGCTTCGAACCCGGTGAGGTCGACGTTGAAGTCGACGCTTTGCAAATCGACGAGCAAGTCAGCCAACAGCTGTTCATCCCAGGCACCAGTGATTTTATTGAGCGCCACGTTGAGAGCCTTGACCTTGTGTTCGTCCTCGATGTGGACCATGACACACTGGACTTCCGTGTAGCCCAGGTCCTTCAATACAGTCAGCCGCTGGTGGCCGCCGATGACCGTCATATCGTAGTTGACGATGATGGGTTCCACATAGCCGAATTCCTGTATCGAGTTCTTGATTTTTTCGTATTCCTTATCCCCGGGCTTGAGCTTCTTGCGCGGATTATAAGCTGCGGGCTTCAGGTCGCCGACAGGGATGGTCTTCCATTCCATACTGTTCTTGTTCATGTCTCCATTCCTTTCTGCATAGCGGCGATGCAACGTCCGTAGCCTGCCAGGCCGTGCAGGCGGCAGTACTGGCGGACGCTGTCCCGGGAAAGCTCCGTAGCATTGGCGATGGCCTTGTAGCCCATCCCTTCACGCCGCATCTGTTCGATTTTCTGCCGCTGACGGTCGGTCATGCGCTTCACCTCTTGCAACAAAAAAGCAGCCCGGCCGATAGCCGAAGCTGCAAGAAAAAAAATATATTCCCCCGGAGGGGTATCCCCCCTATTGAATTTCGCGTTTTTGCACGTTTGAGGGGGCGCCGGTCCTGGGCTGACGGGCTGTAGAGATTTGATACCCCCGCCCGGTACCGTGTTTCAGTACATGTTGTCATGCTTTTTATTTTATAGTAAGCTATAAGAAAGAACTCGTTTTTTCTGAAAGGTCGTGTTGTTCGTGAAGAAAGTCTTCTTGCTTCTTTTATCCTTATGCCTGTTCCTAATAGGTGGCACAGCCAATGCAAACATGTATCAGCACTTCCTTGATGGCGACACCAACTACGTCATGGTAGATGGTCACACAGGGGAAGCCTGGTACCTTGACCGTAGTTCGCTGTACGTCGAAAAGTATGATCCACCGCAATACATCATCGTTGCTAACATCTGCTATGTTCCTAAAGCAATCAATGGCAGCACAACTATTACAAAGGTCACTACTCACCGCTTCTTCTACAACTGGGACATGCGTAAGATGTATTGGGATAAAGGTGGTAATTCAAACTGGGTCTATCTAGACCCGCAAGGTGACTGGGCTCACACTGGTATCGTCATGCCAGCCGGTGAAATGGCATTTTATCTGGCATACAGAATGAAGTTCTATGGTTCACTTCTTTTCTACAACTCTTATGATAAAAAATACTTCCCACGCTATAGCGACAGATTCTACGAAGGCGTCTAGTATTTATACTCGACGTTCCTGTCTTCCGTCATCGTCTTCTTGTCATGGCAGCTCTTACACAAGGGCTGCCAGTTTTTTTCATCCCAGAAAAGTTCCGGGTCACCCCGGTGTGGTTTGATGTGGTCGACGACCGTCGCGGGCGTCAGTCTTCCCTCGGCCTTGCAGCGGACACACCACGGATGCCTGCGGAGATACCATGCCCTTGCCTTCTGCCATCGCCGGTCGTAGCCACGCTCGGCTGCCGTCCGTCTGTCATGGCTGTGTTCCCTAGCATGTACCTCGCAGTACTTCTGCCCGTACGGTACGAGCTTAGGACAGCCAGGATGCGCGCAGGGCGTCTTCGGTCTATGCGGCATCGAATCATCTCCTCATCAATTATGGCAGGCACAGCTGGACTCGAACCAACACCAACGGTTTTGGAGACCGTCATGCTCCCGATTACATTATGCGCCCATAAAAAAAGCTCCTGCAGATTTCTCTACAAGAGCTTGTGTCTTTCTTCTTTTTCACTATGACTATCATACCACATATGGCATGTGAAGTTCTAGTGTTGGAGTGTGCAGTTTAGTGCTGACCTTCTAATATTTTATCGACTTTCTCCAAGGCTTCTTTATGAACGTCCAACACCCTGCGTCGGCTCTTACCAAGGACCTCGGCGATATCGTCCCACTTCTCGAAGTGGATGTACCGGTGCCGTAGGAGAAGCCGGCACTCCTCGTCGTCAACAAGGTCGATGGTCCGTCGAATTTCTTCCTTGAGGTCGACCAAGGCATCCACCTCGTCATCAATCTGCTGCTCCATCTCCCAGATGCGCTGCAGCGTCCGGGTGAAGGGCGCCTCGGTCGGATGGTTCGGGTTATGGTGTTCGCTGAGGCTTGCCGCCGGGACGCTCAGCACCAAGCGGCGGAGCGACGCCTTCTCCAATAGGTCGCTCTCGATACGGCGGTCCAGGTAATAGGCCTGCTTCAGATATTCTTTTGCGTCCATGTCTATCCCTCCAGTTCAGCTTTCACGGCATCAATCAATGCCGTCTGTGTCCGTTCTTTCTTCTCCAATGCTTTCATGATTCGTTCGTCAATCGTGCCTGCTGTGATGATGTGCTGCACCACCACAGTTGATGCTTTTTGTCCTTGCCGCCAAATCCGGGCGTTGGTCTGCTCATATAGTTCAAGTGACCAGTTGAGCGCGAACCAGACGATGATATTCCCACCTTTCTGCAGATTCAATCCGTGCCCGGCAGATGCCGGATGGATGAGGCCGACCTGGTACTTCCCGTCGTTCCAGTTACGGATACTTGCCTCTGTCGAAATCCGGCTGTATGCCACCTTCAGCTGCTGCAGCCGTTCCTCGATCCGGCTCAGGTCATGCTGATACCAGTAACAGACTAGCATCGGTTGTTGGGCCGCTTCGATGAGGTCCTCCAGGGCATCCAATTTCTTGTCGTGGATGCGGACGACGTCACCGTTATCGGCATAGACAGCACCGTTGGCCATCTGGCAAAGCTTCCCTGAGAGGGACGCCGCATTGGCCGCCGTAATGTCATCTTCGTCCTGGTACGGCAGGATGAGGTCCTTCTTCATCGTTTCATACTTGTTGGACTCATCCTCGTCCATATAGACGGGATACCGGTTCGAGATGAGTTCCGGCATCTTCAGATGGTCCATCGCCTTCATCGAAATGGTGATATCGGAAATCTTCTCATAGATTGCATCGGCAGCACCCGGCAGTGGTTTATAGGAATACACGACCTGGCCATTCGTCTTGTCCGGCATGAAATAGGTACTGCGGTACTGGGTGATGAACCGTCCGAGCCGCTCACCCATATCGAGACACTTGAATTCGGCAAAGAGATCCATCAGGGAGTTCGGTGCTGGTGTGCCGGTAAGCCCTACGATGCGGCGGACCTTTGGCCGGACCTTCAGGAACGCCCTAAACCGTTTCGACTGCCAGCTCTTGAACGAGGACAGCTCATCCAGGACGACCATGTCGTAGTCGAAAGGCATCCGGGATTTCTCGATAAGCCACTGCAGGTTCTCCCGGTTGATAATCGTGATATCGGCCTGCTGCCGCAAGGCTGCCATGCGCTCTTTCACGCTGCCGACGGCGACAGCGTAGGTAAGGTGCTGCAAATGCTGCCACTTCGTGATTTCATCCTTCCACGTCACCTTCGCAACGCGCAGCGGCGCAACAATCAGGACCTTGCTGACGTCGAAGCTGTCATACATGAGCCGTTCGATAGCCGTCAGGGTGATGACGGTCTTCCCGGCACCGAGGAATAAAATCACGGCACTGATGGGATGCGTCAGGATAAAGTCCGTCGCGTACTGCTGATAGGCGTGTGGTCTATAGATTTCCTTCTTGGATTCCATCAAGGACACCTCCAATCTCTTCTATCCCATCCAGGACATACACGGGAAAGCCTAAGCGTCTCAGCTGCCGGTGCCGTTTCAGCTGCAGCGGCCTAGGCTTTTTGCCCGGGCGCTTCACTTCCACGAAGCCGGCCTTCCCATCAGGGAATAAACAGATACGGTCGGGCCATCCCGAACTGCCTGACGTCCACTTCTCACACAAACCATCTCGCATCTCCACGGCCCGTTTCAGCCGCTGCTCTATCTTATTTTCTCTCATATCTGCCTCCTACTCTTCAAAGAGTGAGTGACAGTCGTGACTCTCGCCCCTTAAAACCCCTATATAAGATATTTTCCTAAAAATCCTTCTATACGACTTTTTAGAATGGAATATCACGACTGTCACTTTTGCTGTTTTTTAACTGTAAATAGTTTTAGATATGTCCTTCACGACTTGCACTTTGCAATAAGTCTGACAGACTTTTTCATTTAAACCTGCACGACCTGCACCTCAGTCTAGGAAGTCCTGGCCATCTTTGAGCTTCAATCCGAAGACAATGGCACCTTTGTTAGTCTTACGTTTCGTGTAACCGCACTTTGCAAGGGCTTGATAGAAGTCCGTCGTAGAACGGACAAACTCTCCTGATGAAATACAATACGCCCGGTATGATTGATACAGCTGCCCGGAACGTTCCTGGAGTTCCGGGCCGACATCGCAACAGTCGTTCAGGAACTGGCCGAGCCAATCATTGTCTTCACGGTACGCTTCGATTGCATCCTTGACGACCTTCGGCTGCTCGATACGGAAATCAGCAGCTATGGCTTTCCGGGCACCTTCGATGATCCACGTCATGACGTAAGGGCCGGCCTTGGCGAAAAGGTAGTCTGCATAGTTCTTGATATCGGACTGGCCGGTAATCCTGGCATTGAAAGGAATAACGACGAGCCGCCGCCAGATGCCATCGTCGTTGGCACCGACCTTCGGGAGATGGTTCGTATACAGGACCAGCGTATGCGATGGAACGAAGGCAAAGGGATCTTTGTACTTCTTCTCGGCCTGGATTTCATCCGTCGAGCAGAGTTGCTTGACCGTCGCCGTATTGAGCCGCATGCCCTCTTCCATCTCGGAAGCGATGATGAGGCGCTTGCCCTTAAGCTCTGCCATTTCCGGCTTGACGTTACGCTTACAGTTCATGGTGAGCGCTTCAGCAGAGATTTTCCCGGCGTAATTTCCCAGGACGCGATAGATGGTATTCCAGAATGTAGACTTCCCATTGGCACCGCCACCATAGGCGATAATCATGTGCTCTTGGTAGACCTTTCCGACAGCAGCCACACCGACCGTCTTCTGTACATAATCGATAAGGTCACTGTCCCCGCTGAAGAACAGCTGCAGCGCAGCTTCCCAGAATTCCCGGCCATCCTCGCCGGGTGATTTCTCGGTAATCTTGGTAATCAGGTCCTTGGGATCATGTGGCTGCTCACCCGCCAGGCCTTTCGACATATCGTATGTCGCTTTCGGCGTGTTGATGAGGAATGGGTCCTTATCGAGTTCGTTGACGTCGATGGCGAGCATTGGCTTGGCCGCATGCTGGAAATTGATCATATTCCTGTAGTTCCGGCATTTCATGACGAATTTCAAATAGGCCTGTGCCCCGACCAGACGATACCAGAGCGGCAGCAGCGTATCGGACTGGCAGACCTTCTGCAGCGCCTTCCCGCCGTCCCGGACGATTTCCTTATCGACACCAGCATCTATGAGTGCCTGCATGGCAGACTGCACGGCATCCTTGGCGTCTTCGAGTTGCAGGTCGAGGAACTCTTCGGCAGCACCAATGGCCATCTGCTTATCTTCACGCCAGCAGTCGCCGTCGAAGCGGAGGTAGTCCGTAGCGCTCGTGTAGATGAGTTCGCCGCCGTATTCCCTGGCGAGGATTTTTGCTTCGCCGATATCAGAGTAATCATCCGGTTTCAAAGATGCCGCACCGAAGTCTGCGTTATATTCATCCGGTGATACATAGTCTTCCCGGGTCACGACCTTCTTATGGAAGAAGCGGACAGCGCTGTTCCAGATGGTGTCGAGCTCGGCTTGCTCCAATGGTGGATCACATTTTTTCGAGTGTTCCAGATAGATGGACCGGGCCTTCTCCGTATCGCCATATCGTTTGAGAACCTTGCCTGCAAAGAGGCTCATGGTCTTGTTCCTGCTGCCTTCCAAGATGACACCGGCTCTGTATGCCGCTTCGGACGGGTCTTCTTCATAGTCCTCCTCATCCAATAAATCATCGATATGGAGCCAGCCTTCATGCCAGTATACCTGTTCGGCAGATACTGCCGTCCCGAACAGGAAGCGGGCTGCATCGAGCGCATTACCGTCAAAGAAAGTGAACTTCTTCTGGACGGCTTTCTTCATCGCGACGTAAGTATCCGGGTCATTGCATTCGTTGATTTCTGCGAACAGGTGGAAACGCGGCCGGGCAGACTTATTGTCTTTGGGCAGGTTGTTATGCCGACTCGGTGTCGTAGCAAAGGAAATATCGGACAGTATGCCCTCTCCCAGGCTTTCCGGCGTCACCCAGTCCTTCGGGTCATCGGAGTGGTCATTGTCACAGTCCCATACACCAAGCCTCGAGCAGATGAAATTGTCCTTGCTGCGGTACTGATTCCGGTAAAGCGCGCAGACATGGTCATAGCCTACGGCCCTGGCAAGCTGCTCCGGCCCCGTGATAACCGCCGTGTTGGGATAGCTGCAGTTGCCGGCGTCACCGGTGCAGTTGGCTGTAAATATTTCGAATCGCATTATTCTCCCTCCTTGAAGCTACTATCGAAGTATCGCAAACGATAGCCCTTACGCTTGGCCCGCTGAATCTCCTCGTTCATGCCGGGTGAAATGACATCCCCACACACCCAAATCTCGGCGCATTTCGACATCAGCGCACAGCCAAAGAAAATCCCCAAGGCACGTTCTTTTTCATCACTATCGTCCAAAAACTGAGGGAACAGCAGATGCGGCGCCAATGGGATATATCCTTTCTTTACGGCAAAACGGCAGTACCGTCTTGCCTTCCAGATATTCCCATCGACGTCGCCGGCAAAGGGCGAACAGATATAGACGAACGGCCTAAAACTGAAACGCTCCGTTTTTAGCGCTTCGTATGGCGTTGGGTCAGGATAGCCTTCATGGTTGTATTTACTCACCATCGTCATCCACCTCCATGAACTCCTTCGCGCAGTCCCTGCAGAGCAGGGCCGTGTTCGTCAGGTTGCTATCCCAGTCGTGGAACAAGGCATTAAGGTCTACGGCGATTTCTTCCCCGCAGACGGGGCAGCGCGTGAAGACGTTGTCCTCTGTGATGTCCACAGTAACTTCGACATTGTTAAAACATTCCTTGACGTAAAACATACTTCATCCTCCTTCGGGAATTTGGTTTAGATCCGGAGAAAATTCTCCTCCTATCTTTCCTAAGGAGGTTTCGTCTCTATTTTTCCGGTGATTTGGAGAAATTAAATAAAAAATTCCGGGTTAGCATCATACCTTATATTCCTTATAAGGCAGATGCTGACCCGGATATTTTTTTTGAGCCGGAAAAAAATTTTTAAAATTTCTGAAAAAGCCGGAAAAATTCTCCTGAAACCTCCTTAGGAAAGGTAGAAGGGCAAATAAAGGCCTTCGGAAAGAGAGGTAAAAGCATGAATACGGTCACGAAAGACAGAGCCAGCCTGGCAACACGCAAGAATGAGGAACTCATCGCCATCCTGATGGCCATCAGCGTCGTAGCCAGCCTGCTGGCAGACAAACTCAGACAACAGCAGCAAATAAAGGAGGAAAGACATCATGGAAAAGAAACCTGATGCAGCACAATTCTTCGATGACATCATCGAAGCAAACGAAGAAATCATTAAATCCGGGACCTACATGCTGTCCTGCGCAGAAGTCATGGTCCAGGCACTCCGGGGACTGAAGGAACTCTACACGTCCCCCGCAGCGGCAACACCACAAGAAACGCAGCCCGCCGAAACGCCAGATTCTGCGCAAGAGGAAAAGACATACAATTTCCAAGAAGTGCGCGGCATCATGGCCGGCCTTGCCGGCAAGGGCAAGAAAGCGGAAGCAAGGGCGCTACTACAGAAGTTCGGCGTCACCCGCCTGAGCGAACTGGATGAAAAGGACTACGGGGCACTTGTCAAGGAAGCCAAGGTGATCGAACATGGCTAAGCACGCCTTCCTCTCTGCCTCGGCATCGAGCCGTTGGCTGGCCTGCCCGCCTTCTGCCAGACTCTGCGAGGACGTCCCGGATACATCCAGCACCTACGCACAGGAAGGCACGGACTGCCATGCACTCTGCGCCTTCCTCGTCGAAAAAGCGCTCGGCCGGGATGTACAGAATCCAACACCGGGCCTTACCTACTACAACGCTGAGATGCAGGATTGCGCCGACGAATACTGCGCATACGTCCTGGAACAGTTGGAAGCATCCAAGCAATACTGCCCAGACCCGCGTGTCTTCATCGAGCAGCGGTTGGATTTCTCTCGTTGGGTAGAAAACGGCTTCGGTACAGGTGACTGCATCATACTGGCTGACCAGGTGATGCAAATCATCGACTACAAGCACGGCGTGGGCGTTCTCGTCGATGCCGAACACAACAGCCAGCTCATGTGCTACGCCCTCGGTGCCCTGGACGCCCTCGGTGCCCTGGACACCTTCGATGACCTGTACGATATCGAACATGTCACCCTGACGATATTCCAGCCACGACGCGGAAACCTTTCATCATGGACAATTAGCAAGGAGAAGCTCCTGCGCTGGGCTGATACAGTCCTGGCCCCGACAGCAAAGCTTGCTTATGAAGGCAAGGGTGAATTCGCCGCCGGCAAGCATTGCCAATTCTGCAAGGTGAAAGCAACGTGTCGCAAGCGCGCTGAGTATAACCTCGAGCTGGCCAAGTACGACTTCGCCATGCCGGATACACTGGACGAAGTGGAGATTGCTGCCATTCTGGGACGCATCGACCAACTGATGGCCTGGGGCGGCGACGTCAAGGATTACGCCCTTTCCCAGGCACAGGCCGGCACACACTTCGAAGGCTGGAAGGTCGTCGAAGGCAGATCCAATCGGAAATACACCGATGAAGATGCCGTTGCCGAAGCCGTGCAAAAAGCAGGCTTTGATCCGTACGAGCAAAAGCTCCTCGGCGTTACGGCCATGAGCAAACGGCTCGGCAAGAAGCAGTTCGAAGAGCTCCTGGGCGGACTCGTCTATAAACCGCCAGGAAAACCTACACTGGTCCCGGACTCAGATAAAAGGCCGGCCATGAATTCAGCAGCAGACGATTTCAATGAAAACTAAGGAGGACAAAATTATGTCTAAAATCAAGAATCCCATGAAGGTCATCACCGGAGTCAATACGCGTTGGAGCTATGCCAATGTATGGCAGCCCAAGTCCATCAATGGCGGCAATCCGAAATACAGTGTCAGCCTAATTATCCCGAAAAGCGATACGGTCACGCTGAAGAAAATCCACGCAGCCATCCAGGCCGCTTACGAAGAAGGCGAATCGAAGCTCAAGGGCAACAGCAAACGGGTACCGGCGCTTGAAGTCATCAAAACGCCTCTGCGTGATGGCGATAAGGAACGTCCGGGCGACCCGGCCTATGCCGACAGCTATTTCATCAACGCCAACAGCGCGACCGCACCGGGTATCGTCGATGCCGACCGCAACCCTATTCTGGAGCGCTCCGAGGTTTACTCCGGTGTCTACGGCCGCGCCAGCATCAACTTCTACGCCTTCAATACCAATGGCAACAAGGGCATTGCCTGCGGCCTCAATAACCTGCAAAAAATCCGGGACGGCGAACCCCTCGGCGGCAAGTCCCGCGCTGAAGATGACTTCGCTAATCTGGACGATGATGATGACGATTTTCTGGACTAGGAGGTGGTTACCATGGAAGCATCCTATCTTATCCTGGGGGCAGCCATCTGCGGTCTGGGAGCACTGCTTGGCATGTATGTAGCAGACGAAGATAAATCGTTAAAAGATTTGCTTTGCTGCCGTACCATGCAGCGATTACTTCGAAAGTTTAAATAAATGACGGGAAGGCGGATTTGCACTCCGCCTTCTTTTCATACAAGGAGATGATGAAATTGAAGACGCTTTCTTTGGATCTGGAAACGTACAGCAGCATAGACCTTACGAAGGCTGGCGTCTACAAATATGCTGAATCACCTGATTTCGATATCCTGCTATTGGGCGTATCCATCGATAGCGGCCCGGTTCAGGTCATCGACCTCGCTTCCGGCGAGACGATTCCGGACAAACTCATCGACGCCATCGCCGGCGACGACATCATCAAATGGAGCTTCAATGCGTCCTTTGAACGGGTCTGCCTGTCGTCCTGGCTGCTGCGGCACTATCCTCACTATCTCGATAATACGGATGATGGCTTCATGCCCTGCCGTTACAGCATCACGGAAGACACAGTCGGCCATTACCTGAACCCGATATCATGGCGCTGCAGCATGGTCCTGTCGGCATACAACGGGCTGCCGCAATCCCTGCAGCAGGTCGGTGAAGTCCTCGGCTTTGACAAGCAGAAGCTAAGGGAAGGCAAGGAGCTTATCCGTTACTTCTGTATGCCCTGCAAACCGACGAAGGCAAATGGCGGCCGGACGCGAAATCGACCTCAGGATGCACCGGACAAATGGGAATTGTTCAAGTTCTATAACCAGCGAGACGTCGAGGTAGAAATGCAGATACATAAGCGTCTGCAGCACTTCCCTGTCCCCGACAGCGTATGGCGGGAATACCATCAGTCGGAAGAAATTAATGACCGAGGTATCCTCATCGACCGGCAGCTCGTTGACAATGCCATCCGCATCAGTGAACACACCCAGGAGATGTTGACGCAGCAGATGAAAGACAAGACGGGCCTGGAGAATCCGAACTCTGTCGTACAGCTGAAAGATTGGCTGTCCCAAAAAGGCGTCATCATGGAAACTCTCGGAAAAAAAGATGTCGCCAAGGCGCTGCCTGACGTCCCGGATGAGGTAGCGGTTGTCTTAAAACTCCGACAGCAGTCCTCGAAGAGTTCCATCAAGAAATACGTCGCTATGGCCACGGCAGCTTGTGAGGACAACCGCTGCCGTGGCATGTTCCGTTTTTACGGAGCAAGTCGTACCGGGCGGTTTGCCGGGCGTATCGTCCAGTTGCAGAATCTTTACCGTAATTCCATGCCAGACCTCGCCGAAGCCCGTGAACTCGTCCGCCAGGATTATTACGAAAGTCTTGATATGCTGTACGACAACATCCCCGACGTCCTATCTCAGTTGATCCGGACGAGCTTCATCCCCCGGCCTGGGTACAAATATGTCGTTTCCGACTTCAGCGCTATCGAAGCACGGGTGCTCTCCTACCTCGCCGGCGAGCAGTGGCGGATGGACGTCTTCGCCAACAACGGCGATATTTACTGCGAAAGCGCATCGCACATGTTCGGCGTCCCCGTCGTCAAACATGGTGTGAATGGTCACCTACGGCAGAAAGGTAAAATAGCAGAACTGGCCCTTGGCTACGGTGGCAGTACAGGCGCACTGAAGGCCATGGGCGCACTGGAGATGGGCCTTTCCGAGGATGAGCTTCCCGTTATCGTCGAATCGTGGCGCATCTCGAATCCACATATCGTAGAGTACTGGTGGGCCATCGACCGAGCCGTCAAGACAACTATCAGGCAGCACATCTCGACGAAAGTCGGCCTCGTACAATTCCGCTGGCAAAGCGGCATACTTTTTGTTGAGCTTCCCTCAGGCCGCCATCTGGCATACGCCAAGCCACAAATTGGCGAGAACAAGTTCGGCGGCGAAAGCATCACCTACCTCGGTACAGACAGTACGAAGCACTGGTCCCGCATCGAATCTTACGGGCCAAAAATCGTGGAAAACCTGGTCCAGGCTATCAGCCGCGACATCCTCTGCTACGCCATGCAGACACTTTCACACTGCTTCATCGTTGGCCATGTACACGATGAGCTTATCATCGAATGCAGTCCGAACGTAGATGTACAAGCCATCTGTAAGCAGATGGGCCGGACACCATCATGGATTCCAGGACTGCTCCTCCGGGCAGACGGTTATGAATGTATGTTCTATCGGAAGGATTAAAAAGATGGCATGGTCGCCTTCTCATGAATGCTTCCATGCCACCTTTCCTATTTTACAGGTCTTTTTCCCAAATCTCTTTTGCTTTTTTCTGGGCTTTCTGTATAAAAACATACCCTTGAGACTTCTTTGTTCCCAGGTTGATTCTGCCGAGAACCTCACTTTTTGTGTACCCTGCCGCTAATAAACTGATAATCTTGCCATAGTTTGGGTTCAGTTCGTTCAGCTTTTCTAACAGTAGTTGAAAAGTTTTTTCCAAGAAAAACAAATCTTCGTTTTCTGTTGTAGCTGTTGGATCGACACTTTTGCGATCTTCATCTCTGACGGCATCGAGCAATTCATCGAGCGATTCTAACTTATCCCATTTTGTCGCCTCGAATCGCTTCAAATACCTATTGACTTGTTTTTTATAACAAATCATTGCAGTTTTCTTCTCATTAATCTTGACTGGGATGAATGCAACAGGCACCGTTTTCCCATTCCCGTAATGCCATGTCCTAATGTTGCATCTTTTTAGACCCTGCATCTTTAAATATGCCTTGAAATCATCATCGACAACTACCGGCATCAATGTTTCTCCTGTACCACAAGGGATATCATTGAAAGAAGCGTATTTCGAAAAATCATTGTATAATCCATCATAACCTGCCATTCCTGTTTCCTCCATTGGTTTGCATGGAGAAGCCAAAATAGCAGCTCTTGTCTTTTGCGATACTGACCATTGAGATTCCTCCATCTCGTTTGGTCAGCCGTTCATCATTCTGACATAAACCCTTATGTTGCCCGTGAAGCTTAATGAACGATGCCGAACGTCTTCGGCAAGCCTTCGCGGTAGGCATGAGAGCGACAACTTTTCTGTATACAGAAGTACATATTGGGAAAATAAAAAAAGCCCGACAACCAGTTACTAACCTTATCCGAAGAAAAGATTACATAACTAATTGTCGGGCTCGTCTGTCGCATTCGCAGCGTGCTCCGTACAATTTTTATAACTTGATATTAATTGCCTGCTTACAATGGCGGCACTTTACTTGAACCGTCTGAGGTGGGCATTTCTTGTCTGCATAGACTTTAGCATGCTCTCGCGTTTCTGCCGTCATATCAGCAATGCGTGATCCACAAATTGGGCATTTGATAGATACTTGCTGACCATTATCCATTAAACTCCCTCCTTTCTTTAATAAATTTAATATTTTAAGCTTATACGCTTAATAGCGTATAACACTGTGAAAAAGAAACTTTTACTACATTTTATTGCAGTAAAAGTTAAAGTAGCTTGCATTCTTTAAGTCTAATCGCTACTGATTGTTTTGAAACGTCAAAGAAATCTGCAAGAGTCCATATGGATTCGTTATTATTTCTGCCATAAGATATCCCTAAATACTCTGCAGCTTCAATAAAAGGTTCACGTGGCATCAATATTCTTGGAGCAATTCCAATTGCTTGGCATTCCATAATATTTTCATCATCACTCGCATAAGGTAAATCATTTACTTTACATTTACAGTATTTCGCATACCGCGGAAGTGTAAAATTTTGCATTTTATAATAATATCTATGTTTATACCAGTGAACACATTCGTGTGCTAGTGTGTTATTTCTACAGCCGATATTGGTTTTCTTGACGGCTTCAGGATCAATTAGCACTGTCTTTGCTTTAAAACTTTTCGTTTCGTATAACATTTCCTCCGGGTCATATATTTCTAAAAAGCCATCTGTAAAAATAGTCATACCATAGATTTCCAGCTCTTCCGAAATGCCCACATACTGAACATCAAGACCAAGTCCATTTTGCGCAATGTCTTCAATCGGCACCCTCATTGGTTTTTGTAATGCCTCTGGGTAAAATTCTCTTAAAAATTCGGTTGCAATTTTATCATAATCTTCTCGCGGAATATATGGAATCAATTTGCTTGCATTAAAATCTCTCATTTCCTATCCTTCCTTTCATCAATGATTTTATTAACTTCCTGCCAAAAATCGTCACCTAAATTTTGCTTTTTTGCACGACGAAGTGCAACACGCGCATTAGGAAGAGATTCGTCCATAATATAATCCGGTAAATCAGGGGAAACCTGATTGCGATCCCGTCCAGCAAGATCAAACATTTCATCTCGCTCCTTCTCATCGAGTTGTAAGGCTTGAGCTAAGGCCTCAAGGCCGTCTTTATCAGGAGGATTTCGTCTTCCCTTAATAATATCCGAAAGATATGTAACTGAAACACCCATCTTTTCCGCAATCGGCTTTAATTTAATATCCTTTTCTAATCTTTTCCGCGCTATAAAAGAACCAAATTCACCCGCCATAATAACTCTCCTTTCGCAATTACGCTTATTTGCGTAATAATATTATACTCCTTTCATCTTATATATGTCAATATGATTAATAGCATTATTTTTGATTAAGGGCATTGCTAATTCAACTTAGCCATGCTATACTATGAACATGTTAAAAAGGAGTCTTTAGCAATGTCACAACGAGGTGGAAAAAGGGATGGATCTGGTAGAACCCCCCTCCCTATAAACGAAAAAAAAATACCCAAAACAATTTATATAACACCTTCCCTCCAAGGAGATATAGATCAGTATGCTTTTGGTAAAAATTTCTCAGAAAAGTGTACCGATTTAATAAGTTCCCAAATTGCCCGAAGAAAAAGAGGCAAAAATAAAACTGTAAAATTTATCGACCTTTTTGCTGGTCTGGGTGGTATAAGAATTGGATTTGAAAATGCATTTCGAAAAAAAGGTTTTGATCCAATTTGTGTGTTTAGTAGTGAAATAAAGGACTATGCAGTAAAGGCCTATAAAAACTATTTTAATGATGACTATGTCGCAGGAGACATTACTAAGATACCCGCCTCAGATATTGAAGATTTCGATTTCTTGCTCGCTGGATTTCCATGTCAACCATTTTCTGCTGCTGGATTAGGTCTAGGATTTGAAGATACTAGAGGAACACTTTTTTTTGAAATAGAACGAATCTTAAAAGAAAAACATCCATACGGTTTTCTTCTTGAAAATGTCGAAGGACTTATTAACCACGATGATGGTAGGACTTTATCCATCATCGTGAACCACTTGAAGAAATTGAATTATTACGTTTCTTATAGACTAATTGACAGTCAGTTCTTTGGTCTCGCACAATCACGTAAGAGAGTTTATATTGTTGGCACCCGAGATGCCCATATCTCGCTTGATGGTTTTGAAGAACATACAGCCGTACTGGGAGATATATTGGAACACGGACTTCCCACCGTTAATTCGGATTTCACACATAAATTATTCGCTCATTTTACCCCAGACCAGGTTATTGGTAAAGCAATCAAGGATAAGCGTGGAGGAGCAGACAATATCCATAGTTGGGAGATTGGATTGAAAGGGAATACTACAGATGAACAAGCAAAATTCCTTAATTTACTACTACTTGAGCGTAGGAAACGAAAATGGGCGGCCGAAATTGGCATAGATTGGATGGATGGTATGCCGTTGACAGAAAAACAAATATCCACGTTTTATCCACGAAAAAATTTAAAGCAATTCCTCGACAATCTTGTGGACATGGGGTATTTAACGCTAGAATATCCACGTAAGAAAGAAAACAATCGTCGGGTTCCCGATAAAACGAAATCAAAAGGTTACAATATCGTAGCAGGTAGACTATCATTTGAATTCACAAAAATATTAGACCCCTCAGACCTCGCACCAACGCTTGTAGCTATGGATGTTTCTCACTTAGGCGTAATAGATAATGGTGGATTACGCAGGTTATCAATTCGTGAAGGGGAACGTCTTTGTGGATTTCCAGAAGACTACGATTTGTCCTTTCTCAAAGAGAGTGAAGCATTTGATCTACTAGGCAATACAGTCTGCATTCCAGTAATTACTGCTATTGCTGACCGTCTTGCAGAAGCATATGCAAATTAATTATTAGCGGGTACAAATAAAGTACCCGCTTTTATATTTTTTGAATACGATAAGAAGCTGTATTAACCATCCACTGGTCGTTGTTAAAAATAACTTCATATGGATTATAAATATATTCCGGTAGATATCCAGGCTTTCCAATTTGTTCATAATCAACAAGACAAAGGATATATTTATCACCTTTTATTCTTGCTACATCGCTTTCATTTTCTGACCAAAAAAATCGTTCTACCCCAAGATAGCATTTTACTTCAATAAATCGATCGTAATTCTGGCTATCTTCAGTCTTAAAAGAAACTAAATCATATCCCGCCGTTACATCAAAATCTGATATTCGTTTAATCATTTCAGATTTTGATGGAAGCCTCTTTTTTTCTAATTTAAGGACAAACTCTTCTGCTTCTAATCCTCTTTTACTCTGTTCTTCTTTCTTTCTCAGTAATTGTTCAAGTGTAAATTTTCTTCTTCTACTTCGTAGTTTTGAAGTCCAATCATCTTCATAATTCTCTGGAACGCTGATAACCCCATTCTCATCTTTATCTAGGGCGTTTGCAGAAATAAGAAAATTTCTAATAGCAGCATAAGCCAATGGAAAAGCTGACCTCTTAATTGTTAAATGCCCCTTCTCAGCATCAAAACCGGTAGCATCTTTATCAAAAATTCCATCTTCAATTAATTTATTTATTGTCAAAGTTATGAGTTTATTTATTTTTTCATCTTTTTTGAGCCCTATCATGGCATTTAATGACTCGGCTGGGCTTACAAAGCCCCCTTCTACTTCTACTAAGCATAAATATTCTAAAAATGCAATTGCGCCTGGGCAATTAATTGTTATTCCGTTTTCTAAGGCACATCTATTTCGAATTTCATCTCGGCTCACTCTTTCTTTTCCTTCAATGATGGAAATCAAAAACAGTAAGCCGTCAATATTCCCTACTGAATTACACCTTTTTAGTTCTATAAACATACTCTTTAATCAAAGCCTTGATGTCTTCATCTCCAGTTTCCAATCCAACATTTTCAAATAATGGGATAGGCATACTTTCAATGATTTCCCTAAGCCTTGTCTCCTTTTCAATCAATCTACTATGGATTACTTCATCTATTGAATCTTCTGAGAGCAGATAATAATAATTTGTTTCTGTTCCCGGTTTAAGGCCATAGCGGTGAATACGATCTTTTGACTGTATAAAATGAGCAGCATTGAAGCTCCGTTCCATATAAATTGCATTATGGCATGCCTTGTGAAGAGAAATTGATTCTGAAACAGCAAAAGGGTTTGCAATAATAACCTTAAAAGAAGAATCTTTTTTATGAAATTCTGCGATAATTTGTTCTCTGGTATCTATCTCATTTTCATCTTCATCTCCAGTGGAAACCGGCGTTGCTCCATATAAAGTTTTGCATGAAATTCCACTTTTTTGAAGATAGGCTTGAAAATCAAGTATGTTCTTAATATATATCGCCCATACGATGACCTTTTCACCTTTATTTATTATATTCTCAATTATTTCTTTAGCCTTTTCAAACTTAGGTGGTATTTCATCTCGTGAATACCGCAATATATCTGCAATTAATGAAGAATCTTCATTAACAGATTCTGGATTAAAACAATCTATCGCCGCAAATTGCCTTAATGGTACACTTAATAAATTGGGATTAGTTGCCGCTTGCATTAGCCTTATTAGTCTAGCTTTGACAAGATTCTGCCTGAACCAGTTATCTTTACTAGAAACTATATCATCCATATATTTTTTTTCAATAATGTCATAGATTTTACGTTGTATTGCTCCCATGGGAACTATAACGGGAGGATGTTCTGTTGCCGGTGGTATTCCCAAATCACTTTTCTTAACCCTTATAAAAAAAGGTTCAATACAATGAAGCAAATTATCCACCCTGGAGTCAGATTCCGATTTACTCATATCTTTTAGTTGATAAACTTCATAAGGGATTATTTTTTTAGTAGGCCATATAAACTTATACAGGTTATATAAGTCTTCAAATCCATTTGGTGCTGGGGTTCCTGTTAAAACAACCCTTGATGAGCAATACGGTGCTATATCAAGTACACTTGCAGCCATTATGCCACCATCCGTGTTCTTGATTTTGTGAGCCTCATCAAGCACTACCATTACTTTATTATTACGAAGGAAATAAATTAGTTCCTCCTTTAAAGAATTTACTGATGCGTATGATAATAACGTTATTTTTGCTGGTTCAACAGAATACAAGTATTGTTTTTTATCTTGTATTGATACCTTTCCATTAAGTCTTTTTATAGTAGGCATCTGTCCAAAGCATTCTTTATATTCAAGTTCCCAAGGCCCAAACGCGCTTAAGGGGGAAATAATGAGTAACTTATCAACATATTTTTTTTCATCAGGAGGCAGATTAGATAGATACGCGAAAGCACCGTAGACAACACTAGTTTTCCCCGCCCCTGGAGCGGAAAAATTGCATGAATTTTGAGAAAAGGCTAAATGGTATGCCGATAAAAGTTGCAGTTTATATAAACTTCTATTAGGCAAGTTTTTACATACTGAGTCAATGAACTCTTGAAACTCCTCTTTATCGCAATGGTTATCGCGAATAAGCCTAGCCTTTTCAGCAAATTCATCAAACTTTACTTCTTCTTTCTCATAATTATTAACCGCTTCAGACACTTTTTCAGAGTATTCCAAATTGGCTGATATATATCCACAAATTTTCTTAATACGATCAATTGTTTTATCTATATTATCCCCAACATTTATAACAAGACTTTGGCTTGTTCGCTGGAAATTAACTGCATCCTTCAGAAACCGTGCCGCCCTTCTGTTATGGAAGATTAAATCAATATCTCCAGTAACAATCAATTCGGTATCATTTTCGCTTGATTCAAGACGAAGTTTCTTCATTTAACATACTTCCTTTACAAACCAAGGATATCCTTGAACTTATTAACATAATCCTGTAAGGTCTGAACACATCCACGCACTTGCTTATCCGTTGAGAAGCTCGGCTGATTCACATCAACTACTTCCAGCGCTTGGCAAGCTTTAATAAGTTGCTGCAAAGGCTTAGCAGCGTTAGCGTGGTTTTCAAGTAAATCTTTACTCTGAATATAGTTGTCATCAAGAGCTTCTTCAACTTTCTGCCGCCACTGCTGATCCCTGGCTTTTAAAGCACGGCTAAGGTCTGGCGGATTCTTAGCCATAATGTCTTCAACCGTTTCTTCATCGACATTTTCTGTTAATTTAAAATGCTTATCTCTAAAAGGTTCCCATACTTCCTTTTTAGCAAAGAAGCTAGAAGCAGGATTCTTGGGAGTTGGTGCAGATATAATATCACGGAATAAAGTCTGTTCAAAGTTAGCACGGATATAATCAAAAGCTATGAGCTTTAAGTCGCTAACATCCGCTTCAGGATCATAATCCCACATGGAAGCTACCCCGGCCTTATACTTTCTTAAGGCGGAATCCAATTTCAAAAAAGAGTCTTCATTTTTATCAAGTTGTGTATACATCCCAGAATATTCGTATTCGTCTAAGTATTCATCCATTAGTTCCAAAGCGGAAAGCATTGTACGTATTTCCCCAGGTTTGCAATCCATCATATTGGCAATATCATCATCTGTAAATCCTGCGTCTTTAAGGTCTTTTGCTTTCAAGTACTTTTCAATAGGATTATAATCTACCTTAGCGTCTTCACCCATCTGATAGGTTGTTTCAAGTGCTAAGATTTCTTTTTTATCTGCATCATCAGGGAGAATGATTGCAATAAAAAATCGGCAGTGCCCTTTTTCTGTATAAGGAATGGATTCATCTTCCATTATATTATTTAGAAGACTTGCTCGACGGTTACCATCAATAATGATACCATCAGATGTAACAATACCATGTTTCTGTTGATGTTCTTTCAGAAGTCGCATTTTGGTTTTCTTATTCGCATCTGGTTTCGAATCCCAAAGAAACTTCTCTATAACCTTTTTGTCAGCAGGGTCTTCCGGATTAAGTTGATGATGTTGTCTTTCATACGATTTGACAACACTCCCAATTCTCCCATTATACGGGTTATATACGAGATATTCTAACGGAATTGCATATGCGTTCAAAGTAATGATACTGCCATGGTACGTAATAGGAATGCCCGTACGGCAGGCCAAATCTGGATGGTCAGTAAATTCTTTAAGCTTAGCTTTTCTTTCTTCTGCATTCATAACGATATACCTCCAAATCAAAATTCATCAATGTGTGCATCAATAATATCTTCTAATAGCCCCATGTTTTGAAAGTTCAGGACATAATCGGAACATCTATGAATTTCTTTAAGATCAGCCTGTCTTCCAATCCAGCCGGCCCCATCCAAGAAGTTCACATAAATTATATTCCTTCCTGCTGCCCGTTCTTTTTTTATCGTCTCCACAGTTTTTCTAGCAGCGGTTTTTTTGCTTCCTTGGCTACTCGATGTCGTTACACTATATGAAACGTCCAGAATCAATCTTGGTTTAGTTGGTGATTCCAATACGAAGCTAACTGCTCGATCCAAAATAGGAACCCTCACATTGCTTTGATATTCCAGCCCATATTTCGAGCAAACTCTTTTCAGTTCCTTTTCTATGTCAGCTAAAATACAATCACCAACGCCATTGCTATACCTACCTTCCAGTCCACGTTTAACAAGTTGTCGAACATTATTGACATCCTGAAGTTTTAGCAAGGTTGTTTTATCCATCGACAAATTTTCAAGGTAGAAAGCAGGAATGCAAGCCTTCATTTTCTCATCATTTTTACCGTCCCAAAGAAGGTTAAGGATGCTTTCCATCATTGCAGGGCTTTCCATCATTGCCGTTCTGATTTTACTGAGCCCCCACTCCGTAGCAAAATGAAAACCTCGATCCTTTCGAATCATAGATACCATCCTTTTAAAACGTTCAACAGATATCTCTGCTACAGATGTAAGATTATCGAGAGAATCCTTGTGGTCGATAATGTACCGCTTAAGCGATTCTTTATCCCTAATGGTACGCAAGCCCATGGAAATACTTGCCGTTTTTGCCTGAACTTCTTTTTCAATTTGGGCTTCATATGCTGGATTAATGTAAAACATCGTCGTAGAGTTAAATAATTCCTCATAAGACATTTTTTTTGCGCTCAT